GAACGCAGAACTGCCTATGCTTGTGACACCGCTCGGGAGCGAGGTCAAGGCAAGGCTCGTGCAGCCGGCGAACGCATAACCGCCTATGCTTGTGACACCGCTCGGGAGCGAGGTCAAGGCAAGGCTCGTGCAGCCGCGGAACGCAGAACCGCCTATGCTTGTGACACCGCTCGGGAGCGAGGTCAAGGCAAGGCTCGTGCAGCCGTAGAACGCAGAACTGCCTATGCTTGTGACACCGCTCGGGAGCGAGGTCAAGGCAAGGCTCGTGCAGCCGGCGAACGCAGAATAACTTATGCTTGTGACACCGTCAGGCAATTTGACATCGGTGATTGTCGTTATGCCACTTAATGTATCCCATACTGTCGTGACAGGCTCGTTGAACGTCAGCACGCCCCTGCCGTCGGCGAAAACGTGGGAGGCGACGCCGGAGGTGTTGTACAGCGTCACCTGCTCCGGCGCGTAGTACCATATCTCGTACAGCTCGCTCCGAAGGCCCCAATCCTCGCAGTATGCCTTGCCCTCACAGATCCTTATCTCATAGGCGTGGTTCGCCACGACTGTCGGTCCGTTGCCGCCCTTCCACGCCAGGTCATGCGGCCATGTGATTTCCGGGGCTGTCGCGCCGATTCTCAAAAACATGTGGTATTCAGCCGCGAGGCCGGCCTCCGCAGCGTCGAGTGTTATTGTGCGCGCCGTGCCGTCGAGTGTCAGCACGTACAGGACGTTCGGCTGGTAGTGTCCGTCGGCGGGTATCGCCGTGACGCGCGGCTTCTTGTCGGCCTTGCCGTCATTCAGCACCTTGCCCTGCTTCGCCGACAACGCATCGGTCGCCGATGTCGAGTTGAGGTTGTCAACGACGGCGACAGAGCCGCCCTCCGATGACTGCGCTCCCCATCTGTTCCTTTTGGTTCCCCAAACGTTTCTTCCTGCCATAGTTTAATCGTATTTGATTCTCGCCCCGGTAATACTGCCGGTAGTAGTCACCTTGTAATAGGCGTATCTCACAAAGCTGACCTCTATGTTGATATGCCCTGCAGCAGGTATGGTGAAAGTCTTCTCGTCGTCATCCCAGTGCTCGCCGTCGAGCGAATAGGATAAGGTGAGGGTGCCAGTGCCTTCAATGAGCATCAGACCGAACTGCTCCTTCGGTCTGAACGCCTTTATGTTGCCGCTTTCAATGGCAAGCGGAAGCCCTTCATATACTGGTGTCATAGTGTATAATTTTCACCGCAAAATTAAGAAATCAATTTGTCATAACTAAAAAAGTTATGTGCTTTTTATGTGCTTTTTATGTGCTTTCACAAAGTCTCGAATGTACGTTTTCGTTCCAGATGTAGAACTGCTCCGTGCGCCTTGAATAGTACGTTGACACGATCCTGTTCACAGAATACCTCGACTTCCCGAACCTTGCAGCCACAAGCCTGCTGCACACGCCTTTCCGCACGCAGTGGTAGATGGCGATGTGCCTTGCGTCAACGATGTTGGGCACCCTGCTTTCACCTAAGATGTCACCGACCGCAACGCCAGACACATCGGCCACCACGTTTAATATGTCGTCAACAACCGAAGCCATCACACGATTACATGTACTATCCTCGTCTCGGTATCGAACGTGCATAGGTAGTGGCTTCCGCGCAGGTCGCCGACCGTCATGGGAGAGCCTTGGAAGTGTACAGGCTTCGCCGAGCCATATACCTTGTCTATCATGAGCTGGCGCGACGAAAGGCCCGCGCCGATGGCGCATGAAACCACGAGCATGAACACGCCCTCGAATGGGTGGCTTATGCCTCCAGCGTTGTTCCAGAAGCCCAATGTCACCACGTCCACCGACTGCCCGGAACGTGTCACTGTGCCGGTTGTGGCGGTGGTCGCCACCAATATCGGTATGTTGCTTTTAGATATGTCTTTCATCCTATCTTGTTTTTGGCTTTGAAACTGTTGAAACGATATTCTTTAACTTCATTATCCGGCTTGACACCACCCCGTTGCTGATGACCATCCTGCACGAATAGCCGTCAACGAGGTCAAGTTCAAGCTCCGTCACCCTCTTCTTTACAGTCGAGCCGTCGGCGGCCACATCGACGAAGCTCACCGAATCCCTCACCGACGGGCTGAACCCACTCCTTATGGCGTGGTCCCTCGAAACTTCAACCTCATGGTCAACCTTGTCCGAAAGTGAATTGACGTAATCCATCGCCGCCCTCCAGAGACGGCTCTCCGCGCTGCGGTCTGTCGCCGTGCCGTCCTTGTAGTATGTGTACGACACAGGCATGTTGATGTTCTCGATGATGAACTTGTCGCCCACCACGGCGCATATGTCGGCGTTCGGCACGTACTTGTGGTTCTCGTCAGTGGTCGTGTCAGTCTCGGAGTTGTCCTCCTTTACCGTGTTGAGATTCACGACCCAATACTCCTCCCTGTTTATGGTCTGGAGCGAGAAGTCATGCACGGCAAGCGAGTACCCGGCGATCTCGCCAGTCTGGAACGTGAACATCGGGCTTTCGCCGCCTGTCAGGTACTTGCTCACGTGTTCGTTCACGTAATAGTTGAGGTAACGCACGCGCTGCGGCGACGACCCTGTCGAAGGGTCATATTCATCTTTCTCGTTCTTCATCTTGAGCCACTCGAAGAAGTCAGGGTAGTCGTCCATGTCTGCGTCAGTCATGGCGCGTCTCGGGAAGCCGGGCTGCTCACCCATCGTCCACTTCGCCGTGAGGTCGAAGAACTCCGCCTTGGGTATCGTCAGCTGGAGGTATCTCCTTATCTTTACGCCTATTGTCTCGCTGGCGATGGTGACGCCCCAGCCTCTGCCTATCACGAAAGGCTCGCTGGCGGGATAGATGTCGTCGAAAACCTTCACCTCCTCGCACGTCCTGTTGTCTATGGCCGCTGGCAACATGCCACCCTGTATGTTCGTCAGGTCTATGTAGCTCCCATCCTTTTCTGCATTCGGCAGGCACAGCCTTGTGTTGCGGTAATACTGTGGGAGGTTCTGCGTGCCGCCGTAGAAATACACCTTGCTCGGAACGTTGGAGTCGTCGGCGTATTTGCGCCTTATCACCGACAGTCCGCCTCCCCTGCCGAAGTCCATGTTGTGGGTCACGCCTGTGGTGTTCTGCTCTTTCCTCTTCAGGTGGATGGTGGCGTTCACGAGAATCTCGCCCTTGTAGTGCGTGCATTCCTCGCCGTCGGTGTACCATTCCCATCCGTCCCACTGCGTGCAGATGTCGTTGAGGACAGCAAGGCAGCTGTGGCTGTCGTACGAAAGCAGGTTCTCCTCCGTCTCGAAGTCGTCGGCTGTCGCCGCGCCGCTCTGCGGCGTCACGTTCTGCATCTGCCACGTCGTGCCTTGCGTGCCTGTCCCGGTGTATGTTATGTGGTACGAGCCTGAATGCCAGCTGGTGGAGGTGTCGTACAGAACCCATATCCAGGTGCCTCCCTCAATGACGTAGTTGTACGTCCTTTTGACCACAGCGTATGAGAAACCGTTCGTCACCGTCTCCATGTCGCCTATCGACTGGCACTCGCGTCCCGGTGTGGGGACTGGCGTATGCGCCGAAATGCTTGTGACAGAATAGACCGCCTTCTTGCTCGGTATGGTGTCCTGGGGGTTGTCCGGGTCAGGGATGTAGTCATAGTACTCCGTCCTGTCGTTCGACATCGCGATAGCCCGGTAGTCCTCGGCTGATATGTACTGCGACTCCGCAGGGTTCGCCGGGTCGGGCCAGTGGATGTCATGGTCGGGGATGTTGTCAGGCACATAATACACAGGCTGCGGATATGCAGCAGGTGTCGTGGTCCTTTTCGGGAAGTCGAGCTTCCATTCATGCACGCTCTTGATGACGGGGGGCGTGCCTGCCCTGTCCGATCCTATCGGGTTGCTGCCGGGCGCGGGGTTCGTGTCGTTCGTCATAATCCAGCTGACGAACCCATACTCCCAGCGGTAAGAGTTGGGGTCGTCGCCGTTGAGGTTGCCCCATATCACCTTGCCGTCGGGAGTGACGCCGCTCTGTCTGGCAATGTGCGTCGTCGCAGTCACCTGGCTGTACTCCTCCCACACCACATACCTGTTCACGCGGTTCATGTTGCCTACTATGAGCCTCCCGAAGTCGGCGAGCGTGCCGTAGTAGTCATAGCCGAACGCGTTGTCTAACAGGAACGCCACGCGCCCCATCTCGTACATCGCGCCCTCGAACCTCACGTTGTACGTGTAGAGCTTCGAGGAGTCAACCGACACCTCTGGCATCTGGTTCAGCATGTACGGCTTGCCTTTGTAGATGATATAGTCTCGAAGCCTGAAGTCAAGCGTCACCGACGACAGCACCGTGAGCGACACGCTCTCGTCGTTCATCAGCTTGCTTACGTACTTCGCAGAGGTCGCCTTCCTCACCCTCCCCTGCTCGCGGCTCTCTATGGTGAACGCCGCAGCGCCTCTCCTGTAAACAGTGAAATTCGCGCTCATATCTCAGAATATATTACGGTTACGGTGTCACGGTTGCTCGTCGGGTCGATGAACCTGCCCGACGCATGGCTCGTCGTGGCGTGCGGCACGTCGCCGCACACAAGGATCACTGAGTTTAGGGAGCATACTATGTGTCCGCTGCCGCTCCTTACGTCATACACCGACGCGCCATTGGACGCGAAGATGTCTATCTCTGTGTCCGATGTTATCGCGTAGTCAACGCCGTCGCTTTCAGTGCCTGTGTAGAGAAGCACCTGCTTCACAGGGTACGGGTCGACGAACGTGAGTTTGAACTTGGCAACCTGCCTCCCGAACCTGTATCTGTACTCAACGTTGCCAACGCTTTTCAGATAAACAAGGCTGTAGATTCCCTTTGATGCGTGTGGGTCAGGACTTATGGAACCATGGCCGTCGTTGCCGTCCCAGCTTGTTTTCATCAGGAGGAGGTTGTCGTATGCGAAGAACCCGACGAACGCGTTGAAGTCCTCCACCATCTTCTGCTTGCTCTCCGCCGTCATCCAGCATGTCAGCGTTATCTCCTTGTTTTGGTAGCGCCTGTTTCTGAGGTCTGGGGTCGTGCCGTGCAGGTACTTCCAGTCGAACGACTCCACGCTCTTGAGGCTCGGCTTCCCGATGATGCCCTCCGACTTCTCAACCCTCACCTTGTATGTGGCGGCGATGTCAACGTATGCCGCGCTACCTTTCTTGAACTCGTATTTTATCATGTCGTTTGAATTTTAGTTGTTGTAAAGACCAAGAGCCCTCACTATCGAACCGTTGTCGGAGGTGTTGTCTGCTATCCTCTCAAGGTGTCTGTTCGACCGCTCGAAGCCGTCCTGAATGTGGGTGTCGATGCCCGAAAGCGAGATGAGTATGCTGCCTATCTTGCTGTCGATGCTCGCCTGCACGTTGCGCATGGCGTTGAGCTGTCCGTTCATCAGGTCTATTGACTCCTGGCTCGCGCTCGCCAACGCCGTACCCGCGCCAACGCTCTCCGCGTCTCCGGCGGCGTCGCCCCACATCGATGACAATCCTTGTATCACCTGGTTCCAGTATTCCATGTCGCCGTCCAATGCGGTCATCGCCGACTGGATTGTTGACATGATGTAACCTGCCGTGTCCGCGCTCATGCCGTCCTTGGCTATCTTGTTTTTGAAATCCTCTTCAAGACCGTCGAAATATTTGGTGAGAATCATGTTCTTGAGCAGGTCCTTCGCCATCTTCCTGCCCACGTCCGCCACTGTCTCGCCGAGGTCAACGGCTGCGTCGCCGCTCTCGATGAACGCCTCTATCATCTTGTCGGCTATGTCTCCGGCCACGTTGCCGAACAGGTCGCTCAGGTACGACGCCACGCCCTCCATAGCCTCCTGGTACTGCCCGGAATACTCTATGGCGTTCTCCATCCACTGCCTCGTCGCGTCGTCGATGTCGTCGTATGTGTCGAGGAACAGCCGCAGCGTGTCGGCGTTGAGGTTGCCGTATGTGTCGTAAAGCCCGGCGCCTGTCTCCGCCGCGAACTCCGCCAGCGACTTGCTCACGTCATCCTTGCCGGCGAGGTTCGCTAACCAGCCGTAATCCACCACCTTCACCTGTTCGCCCACCATCGACGCGAAATCAGACTGCGCCTCCTTGGCCATGCGCATGGCTTCCATGTAATTTTTGATGCCACTTATGGCGTCGTCACCGAATATCGATGAACCGCCGTCCAAGAGCGCGTCAATCCTTTGCTGTCTCACCGTCTCGCCTGCGTCCTCCATAGCGAGGCGCAGCGCGTTGGTCTTCGCTATAGCGTCGGCTATCTGGCTGCCTATCTCCGTGATTACAGCCAACGCCGCGCCAAGGTAGTCGCCGTCAGCTATCCGCGCCCCGATGTCACCGGCAAACGAGAGCGCGTCGCCGAAGTCACGGAGCGCGTCGTTGCCTGCAGCCGCGCCTATGCTTGAGATGACACCTGCCACCTGCGACCCGGCGCCGAGCCAGTCCGACATGTTGTACTTCCTCATGCCTGCGACAAGCGCGGCCTGCTCACGCTTGGCTGCTGTTATCTCATCCTCGTTGGCACCTGCCTCACGAAGTTTCGTAATATACGCGTCATAGGCATTGTTGATGGCGTTGATTTTGTCCTTCACCTTGCCGTAACCGGCGTTGATTCTCTCCACCTCAACTTCGAGCGTCTCCTTGGCATGGCCCTTCTTCGAGCCTTCCAGGGCGTTCTGGAGCGACTCCTTTTCGGCTTTTGTCTTTGCTTCATTGATTTGGCTTTCAAGTGCAAGCTGCTCGTCTCGGTATTTCTCCGCGATTTTGAGTTTCTTCGCCTCGTAATCCTCGTATTGCGTTAGAAGTTCGGATATTAGTTTCTGCTTCTTGTTGAAATACGCATTGTTTTCCGCGTCGGTGCGTTCCTGCGCCCTTTGGCCAATGGCTGCCTTGTCTTCTTCAGGGATGCCGCTCCATGTGGCGTCGAAAACGTTGGGGTCGGCGTTTGGGTTCTCTTTTTTGAATCTCTCCTTTGCGGTCTCGTAATACACCTTCTCCTCTTCCGCAGCCTCGCGCTTTATCTCATCCATGCGCATCTCGTGGTTCAGCTCCATCTGCGCCAATTCTTTCTGGAAGCCGTCTTCCTTTGCGTCTATGGCAATCTGTTGCTTCTCGTATTCCCACTGCTGGGCGCGTCTCGCCTCCTCCGCTTTCAGTTCGTCAAGGCTGGCTTGGAGTTGTCTTCTGTTCGCTATTTCCTCATTGTCGATGGCTTCGAGTGCCTTGGCTTTCTGCTTTTCAAGTGCGTATATCTCGTTGTTTATGGCACTGCGCTGCTCTTTCGTAAGGTTCGCCTCAATGTTGAGCCTGCGCTTCAGGTCTTCAATCTCGTTGTCGAACTGCGCCTCGGTCTTCCGTCTCTTCTGTTTGAATGCGTCGTCAATGAGTTCAATCTGCGCAGCGTTTGCCTCGCGCTGCGCCTTGAGGTTGTTTTCATATATCCTGTCATATTCGAGTCCTGTGATGGACTGGAACGAGGCTTTCAGATTTTTGAGCGTCTCTTCCGCCGCATTGATGTTTTTCTGCGCCGTCGCGTTGTTGTATCTTCCACCTGCCGCTTCAATGTCGGCACGCAGCTTGTCAAGGTCGGCTTTCGCCTTTTCTATCTTGTTGACAAGGCTGTATTCAACGACTTTGCCGTCGTCATCCATGATGTCGGCATATACGGACTGCAGCGTCGATGAAACCGCAGCACCTGCCGCCCTGACTTCCTTTTCTTCAGGGAAGAACAGCTTCATCTGGGTGCTGATGAAATCCTGCTTCGCCTTCGCGTCATCAATAAAAACTGCGTCAGCTATGCTTGTGATTTTATCTTTAAGTGCTTGAGCTTTTTTCTCGTACTCACTTGTGAGGTCGTCAAGTTTAGTTGATGCCTTATTGAAATCATTATCGCTAAGCCCTTTTAAAAGTTTATCAAGAACCCATCTGCTTCTACCATCATTTTCACCTTTGTCAAGTTCCTGAGCTTTATGAAGACGACTGTTGAATTCGTCATAGGCTTCAAATACCTTTTGAGCCTTTTTATAATCAGGTTCTTGTGATTCTATGAGAGAATCCATGAGATTTTTCATCTTAATTGGTATATTCTCTCCTTCTGTTATCAGTTTGTTATAGTTGAAATATATCTCACCCCATGCTCCAACCATATCAGCATTTGCGCTGTTAAGTTTCTCCATTGCAGCGTCCATGTCATCGACCGCGCCTTGGAAGTCCTCCTTTACGGTGAACTGCTTCACAGCCATCGCCGCCAGCTGCTGCCTGTTGTAGTCTTTCACGCGCTCCGAAAGTTCGGCGTATGCGTCCGCCTCGTTCTTTATGCCATCCACGATGCCGGGGTTCACCTCGCGGAGCTCTTCGAGTATCTTCCTGCGCTCCTCCTCGCTCTTGTTGGCGTCCTTCAGCTTGTCAATCAGCATGTTCGTCTGCGTGAACTCCTCGCGCATGTCCTTGGTGGAGTCAATTATCGCCTGGTGTTCTTTCTGCTTGTGCTTCGTGAACGCAACTATCGCTGCCGTGGCTGCCACAAGTGCAGTTGCTATGGCGACGTATGGGTTCAGAAGCATCGTCTTGTTGAGCAACGCCTGCGCCTTCTGCATCATCAGCGTCCATGCGTAGTGCGTCTTGGTGGCGGCTGTGTTAGCAGCGGTGTATTTAGCCTGCAGTTTCTGTGCCGTGGTGACAGCCACCAAAGCAGCCCTGTAGGTGCCGTATGTCGCTATTAGACCCACAAGCACCCTGCCCACGGTCTCGTAATTGTCAATCAGCTTGTGCGTGAACCTCAGCACGTTCTCCATCGTCGGCTGCAGCCTCTCGCCAAGCTCATTGAGCATTATGGAAATGTCATCTTCCACAGCACCAGCCAATGATGAGAGGTTGTTGAACTGCGCGTCCATGAGGTTGTAGAAACGCCCGCCCTCGTTGGTGGCGGCCTCGACAGCCATCATCAGCTGCTCGAACGACACGCTCGTGCCGTCAACGGCGACGCCCATCTCACGGAGCGTGGTCACTACGTCAAGCCCCTTGGTGGCGAACGACATAAGCATCCTGCTGTCGGCAGTGCCTACCGACTTCGCCCTGTTGAACGTCTCCACCAAGTCCATGAGGCTGGTCTTCGTGCCGGCCGCTATGTTCGACAATCTGTCAATCAGAGGAATCACGTCATCGACGTTTGTCCCGAACGCCTGGAGCTGCGCGCTCGCCTGTGTCAGCGTCGAGAAGTCGAACATGTTGTACCACGCGTATTGCTGCAGCGCCTTCATGTGCTCCTCCGCCTTTTCCGCCGAGCCAAGGAACACCTCCATCGCGCTCTGCGTGTCCTGGAACGACGACCGCACATCGAACATCTTCTTCACGAAGCCCGTTATCGCCGCCGTGCCGCCTATCGCGGCGAGGACGTTCTTGAAGCCGCTGCCAAGTTTGTCGAGCGACTCCCCTGCTTGCGTCACAGTGCCTTCAAGGTTGCCAAGTCTCTTTTCTATATCTTTCACAGCCTCGACTAACTGCTTGGTATCTATCGAAGCAGTGAAGTTCATGCTTCCGTTATCTATGTTCATGCCTTTTGCCTTTTAACTTTTCCTGTTTACCTTTACACCGTTCATCCCCGTGAACATGCCCCACACGCTGTCCGCGTTCTCGTCTGTCAGTGTGATGCGCTCACAGTGGTCGTCCTTTTCATATTTCACCCTCGGAAGGTCTATCATCATCATCTGGAGCTTCACGTAGCTAATTCCGTGCTCCACGTAATCTAACGACATTCCGAGTTCCTTGCATATCGAAGCCCTCCTGCCGAGGGTGCTTTTCATCCCTATCACTCTACACGCGCGGCAGGAGTCGTCGTCACCGACGTCTTCATCAAGCGCATAGAGTTCACAAAATCCACGAGGTTGCTCGTGGCGTTGATGAACGTCGCAAGCTCTATGAACTGCGACGGCTTCACCGTCCTGTAGAACAATTCAGTGAGGCGTTCAATCTCATTGTCGTCGTTGCCGTCCGCCTTGTAGTACCTTTCGCCGAGTACGAGTATCGCGAGGCACTCCGCCATGTCGTGCGAGTGCTTTGCCGCCAAGGTGAAGCCCTCTTTCAGCACGTCCGCGCCCTCGCCGTCGATGCCGTCGGTGTTCATCCGAAGCCAGACGACGCTCGCACGGTCAAGAACCGCCAATGTGGGTTCTTTCAGAACGAACTCCTCTTTCACCTCCTTTTCAACCTTCGGCGAAAGCCAGCCTTTCAGACCTTTCTTCCTTGCCTTGGTTGTGTAGGTGACGCTGAACCGCGTCCCCTCGTTTATCATCGTCTTGAGCAGCCGCTGCTGCGTCAGTATGTCTTTGATTTTGTCTTTGTTTTCCATGTCTCAATTTTTTTTCAAAAAAAGGCTGCCCTGCGGTAGAGCAGCCTTCGCTATTGAAAGGACTCATTGAACTAAATCTCTGTGAGGATCATCGGGTCTTTCACAGCCTGGCTTGCGTCACGCGCGGTCACGACTGTAGCCACGACGTGGAGGAGCATAGGCTCTGTCTTCTTGCCGCCGCCTGTCACGCTTGCAACCACAGATGCGTTTGGAACTTCAATCTTGTAACCCTTTGTAGGGGTGACTTCGATTGCCTTGTTGCAAGCCTCCCATGTCTTCGGGGCTTTGAGCTTCTGCTTGTTGCTTTGGTCAGTGAGGTCTGCCGTTCCGTAACCCCAAGCCTCCATGTCACTGACCGAAGGGTTGATGATGTCTAACGTGATTGTGGTCTTACCCAAAGTGCCGACGACCTCAACGGGGGTGTCGTTCTCCTCGCAGTAGAACTCGTTGATTGTCGGGTCTTCCGTTGACATGCTGAAGCTGTCACGATAGACGTTGCCCTGCTGAGCCATGTTTGCAGAATCAGGCATCAAGCCTGTGTCGCCCGAAGCTCCTTTAGCCACTGAGTTGCCGACCTTGAGCGATGCGAGACCCATTGTCACTATTCTATTTGCTGTTGCTGGCATATTCTAACGATTTTAACTATTTGTTTTTTTTCTTTTAATTTATGTTTCCGTAAACCATCATCCTTATCCTGATGTTGACGTAGTGCTGCCTGATTGTCTCCTCGTCAATCTCGGCGACGCTCTCAACCATGACGCTTGCGTTGTCGTATGCGAGTGATTCTATCAAAGAAAGGACGGACGTTGAGATTGCCGACAGCCTCACGCCGTCGCGCACGTAGCCGCCGTTGCTGAATGCCACGTCCGGCACGTAGGCGTTGACGTTGACAATCGCGTCCTGCGGGAAGCCGTCACCTGCGAGGCTCAGGGTCTTCACCGTGATGTCCTCCTTTGCGGAGTTCATCGGACGGTCGCCGTTGTACACCGCGCCGCTTATCGACAGCAGCGGACTCAACCCCTGCGTCGCGTCGTGGAGTGCCTTGTACAGCAGCGTCTCTATGTCGTATGTCGTGACCATCCTACAAATCCTTTGTCTGTCTCTTCATCTGTTTCCTGACTATTTCGTTCACCTTCTCCATGAACTCCGGGAATCTCGCGCGGCACATCTGCTCCGCGGTGGATATTACACGATGCCCGGTAGATTCAACATGAACGGCATACTCCATGCCGGCCGTCACGACAAGCATGATTTGGTGGTTTCCACATTCGCTCCCCACGCTGTCGGCGAGGCTCATTCCCTTTTCCATTCCGTCGTACACAACTCCTTCCTCTGATTTGGTGGGCTTTGTCTTCTTGTAGTCTGACATGACTGGCTCGCCACCTACAAAGACCTTGAATCCTATAGACGACCGAAGGTTGCCGGTATGGTCTTCAAAGCCTATGCTCTTGGGCAGATCCCTCGCGTTGTTGACGCATTCAGTGCCGAGCTTTCCGAGTGCCTGCACGATGCTGTTGACCGCCGCCACGCGGAAGCCCTCGCAGAACCTATCGATGTCCTCCTTTTTGAAATTCGCCTTTATACCCATATCCTTGTGTGTAGCTGTGTCCTTTGGAATGTCACCACCGCGCCCTTGAAGACCACGTTTCCGTATGTGTCCTCAACCTGCACGATGTCGCCTGTGCCGGCAGCCCCGACCGTGGTGGGCGCGTAGATGACGCCGCCTTTGCTCGTGTATGAGCCGTCGGTCAACCTCGTCTCTCGCTCCTTGCCGTCGGGTTCGAACCTGCACTCGCCGAGGGGTGACTTTGTGCCTTCCGACGATACGGCGTACCCGTCCGTGTTCCTTGAACTCGTGACAGGCACGCTGTAAAGTTTATGTGGATACCTGTTTACCATATATTGCTCCTGTCAACGCAGCCGTGGCCGCCGATTCTTCCATCTTCAAAATAGTCTTTCAGTGACCTCTCGAAGTCCTTCAAAGCCTTCTCGCAGTCGTTGAACGACATGGAGAGACCGCCTTCCGACACGCTCCTGTGGGCGCACGCCCTAACAAGGTGGAAGTTACTTGCTATCGTCTTCTTGCACGTCTCAATGTCGCACGTCGCGCCTCCGTTCACGTTGCCGTCAAGCAGCATCACGTCAACGGTCTCCTGCGTCACGCCGAAGATTCCGAGGCTCTTGATGATGTATTCGCTGTTTGTCATGGCTGCATTGCTCTCGCTTTATAGGTTTAGTTGATTGACCATGATGTTGCCGAAACGTCCATGAGGATGCAGTTCGGGGCCTGTCTCCAGACCGGGAGCGCGTTGGCGACGGCGATTGTCTTCTCGACAACCGGGTCTGTCTCCGCGAAGCGTTTGAACATCATGATTTCCTTCATGTTCTTGATCGCGCCGTCGGCGACGTCCATGTCTATCGGGCGCACCCAGAGCGTGTTGCCTTGGATGCCCTCGCCGTAGAAGCCGATGACGTTGTCGGCGAATGCGTACTCCGTGCTCTGTGTGCCGTCGGCAGCCTCGAAGCGTGTCTTTGACGACACCACCTCAATCTGGAGTCCGCCGTACAGGTCGCTGTGCGCCGTGAGGTAGGCGTTCACGTCGGCGAGCGACGGTGTGGCCTGCGTGCTGGTTTTGTTTGCCAGCCATGAGGCGCAGTAGTTGATGACCTCGGTCTGTGCGATGAAACGCGCCCATGTGGTGCGGTTCATGCGCATGACTGTGAGGTCAACGCCCCTCGCCTTCGCAGCCTCGATGGCCTCCGGGATGTCCTTCGTGAAAGGCTTGCCCGATGTGCTTGAGCCGGTATATACCGTGTCAACGCCCATCTTCTGGTCGCTGTCGAGCTGGTAGTCAACCGGGGTCTCGCTCGCCACGCCGAGGTTGTTGAGTGTCGAAAGGCTGAGCTTGCCCTGTGAGATGGAGCGCATGGCGATCCACTCAAGGCGGCTCATAACGCCGTCGTAGCAGTACTTGTAGTCGTCAGCCCACATGTTGATGAAGTTGACCGCCTCCGCGTTGCCCTGGTACTGGTGGAGCAGTGACTGGAGCTCGTAGTAGTCGTCCTCGTTCATGATGCGCGACACCGCGATTTTCGGGATGTCACCGCTGATGCGTCCCATGCCCTCGCGGCCTTTCACCGCGATTGACGCGCCGCGTGCCACGATGTCGGCTGCGACGACGCGGTTCACCGCGCCCTCCGCCACGTGCCAGTTGAGCGTCGCTGTCTGCTTCGCGGGGAAGAGACGGCCGAAGTTGTAGCTGTTGTCCTTGGAATACTGGAAGTTCGTCACGAGGAACGCGATGTCCTCTGGACGCAGTGATTTCAGAATGCTTGGTATCATTGTGCTGTCTCCTTTCCTTTTAGATTAGAACGATGCCCTTGAGGGCGGTCTTGTGTGTTGATGTGAGCCATACCGACGCTGCGCGGACGGTGCCCATGACACCCACCGCGATGTCGAGGTTCTCGCCCGACACGACGGCTTTGTGTCCCGACACAAGCCCGACAACGGTTGCGGAACCCACGACGAGGATGTCACCTGCCGTGGCTGCTCCGAGTGTGGTGCCGACCGTGATTTTGTCGTAGCCGGCGTTGGTCTTGTCGATTGCAGTGATTGCGTAGCCGGTCGAGCCGTTGTAGATGGTGTCGCCCACCTTCAGGTGGCTGCCCTTCGCAACCTTGTAGTTAGTCGCTGTCGCGCCTGCGGTCTCATGTACCTTGGCGGTCTTCACGACGTGGTATAGGCCGTCGGTGGTGTCGAAGCTGACAGGTGTGCCGTCAAGCAGCATGTCACCGCCAAGCTCGCCCGTGTCAACCGAGCCTCCGTTTGGTATGTCGGCGAGCATACGCACCCATGAGAGCGGTATGTCGCTGGCTTTCTTCTTTCTCGAAATGTTCATCTCGCCTGATTGTTGTTATTCGGTTTTGCCATTCATTCTCTCGACGTATTCCTTCAGGTCGGCAGACACCTTCGACTCGTCGAAGTGGTTTGTGTTCGCCATCGGGGGTGTCGGGAGCGACCGCTCGGCAAAGAGCTGGTTCGTCTTCTCCACGCTGCCCTTCAATGTCTCCATGTGGCTGTCAAACGACGTGTCGTCGATGTCCTTGATGAACTCGAACTGCTGTCCGTAGATCGCCTTGGCGTTCTCGTCCTTGCAGCCCCCGACCACCGAGTCGAACTTGGCGCGCCGCGCGTCGTGCAGGTTCTTACCCTGCAACGCCTTCAGCTGCTCGGTCAGACCGGCAATCTTCTCATCCGAAGCCTTCTTCTGGTCTTCGAGGAACTTGCGAACAGCCTCGTCCATCGGGGGCTGCTGTTGCGTCTCCTGCCCCTTTTCAACAAGGTTGTATCTCTTCCTCAAATTCTCCTCGAAAGTCTTCGTTCCTGACGACACCTCCGCATCAACAGCCTTGCGGTAACCCTTGCCGAAAGCCTCAACCTGCGCCTGTGTGAGTTTCCCGACCGCCGCACCAATCTCATCGTCGGTCGTAGCAATCATGGCGACCATCGCCGCCACCTGCGCCAACACGTCCGAGCGAACGCCTGCAAACTTTGTTTTCAGTAATTCTTCGATATTCATTTTAATATTGATGTTAAGTGTTTAGAATTTTGATTTTTTAACGTGCAAAAATACACAATTTTTTTAATATATGTGAAATATTTCGTTTATTTTTGCCGAAAATTTCGCACGACATGAAAATAAACGAAATCACAGACGGACATTCAGACCCGATGCAATGGCTGAAAAGCAACCGAATGCACCCGATGCCTGAGATAGACAAGGCGTTGAAGTCAATAAACCCGATGAAGCACGACGTGATGGACGAGGCACTGCGCCCAAAGAAGGTGGTGAAGACCGACACCGGGAACGGAGTCGTCACGCGCCTTGAGGACGTGGCACGCATCGCGCTCGGTATGCAGCGGCTCATCGTAAGCCGCGCCGTGTCGTTCTGCTTCGGCAACAAGACGCTCGTCACCTCCGACGCTTCCACCGAAGCCGAGACGGAGGCGTTCCGCACATTCAGGCGAGTCCTGAAGGCAGCCAAGACCGACAGCCTCAACCGCAGGCTCGCACGCACCCTCTTCACCTTCGGCGAGGTCGCCGAATACTGGTACGCCACAGGCGGCGGACACATGGGCGCAAGCGGCGACCGCAAGCTCCGCGTCTCACTCTTCACCCCCGACACATCGTCACTCTACCCTTTCTTCGACGAGACAGGCGACATGACAGCCTTCAGCCGCAGCTTCACCAAGAAGGTGGGCGAAGACATCAGGCAGTACTTCGAGACGTGGACCGATGAGGAATACTGCCGATGGGACGACAAGGGAGCCGTAGAGGAACAGTACAGGCACAACCTCGGGAAGATACCGGTCATCTACGCACGGCAGCAGAAACGCGAGACCGAGGACGTTGACAACCTCATCTCACGCCTCGAAACGCTCCTCTCAAACTTCGCCGACACCGACGACTACCACGCCTCGCCGAAAATCGTCGTCAACGGCGAAATCAAGTCTTTCTCAAAGAAAGGCGAGACAGGCGCAATCATCGAGGTAGATGAAAACACGAAACCCTACTACCTCTCATGGGACAATGCGCCCCAGTCGGTGAAACTCGAAATCGAGACGCTGATAAAGATGATATACACCATCTCACAGACCCCGGACGTGTCATTCGACAACATGAAAGGCGTGGGTGCTGTCAGCGGCACCGCACTCCGCACCCTCTTCACCGACGCGATCCTGAAAGTCCAGGAACACCAGGAGGTGCTTGACGAATACCTCGACCGCCGAACCTCGGTCGTCAAGGCGTACATCAACGCGCTCGAACCGTCAACGGGGCGCACTCTCGCCAATCTGGAAATCGAAAACCAGATAATACCCTACATGTCAAACGACGACGACACCTCGCGCATCAACAGCCTCCTCAACGCCAACGGCAACAAGCCGCTCATCTCGCACAAGCAGTCGGTCATCGACGCGGCACTCTCCAAGGACCCCGAAGCCGACTACAGGCAGCTCATGGAAGAGGAAAGCAGCGACACCTTCAACGACATCGCGGAACCCACAATCTGACAGTAGCACATGGCATCAGGCGACGGCGGCAACAGACACCGCACATGGAACATACAGCACTCACGGCGGCTGGCGCAGTACAACGCGCGTCTCGAAAGGATTCTGAGACAGGCGGTCACACGCGCCGCCTCATCGGTCACGCGGCGCAACGCCACGGCGACAGCCGACACACCCTTCACGTTCAAGGCCGACCGCGTCCTCGACTCCGAGATTGACAGCCTGATGAAAGACCTCGCCGCCGAGATAACAGCCGTCACAGGCGGCGCGGAACGCACCGAGTGGGACAGGGCGCAGTCACAGGCAGTGCGCTACCTCACCGACCTCTACGACGTGGCCGAACAGTCCAAAGGACGGCAGGACGCGTTCAACGATACCATGCTCACCATGCGCTCGCGCAACCTCGACGCATTAGACGAGTTCCAGAAACGCAAGATCGGCGGAATGACACTCTCCGAGAAGGTCTGGGACTGCACCGCCGACTTCAAGGGGCAGATGGAGTGCGCCATCGACACCGCGCTGCTCGAAGGCAAGTCCGCCGCCTCGCTCGCACAGTCCGTGCAGGGGCTGCTCGACAACCCCGACGCGCTCTTCCGCCGTGTCCGCGACGCGGGCGGCACGCTGCGGCTCTCCAAGGCGGCAAAGGCGTTCCACCCCGGAAAAGGGAAGTACCGCTCCGCACACAAGAACGCCATGCGGCTGGCTCGCACCGAGATAAACATGGCATACCGAGCCTCCGACTGCAACGTTGCGCAAATGCTCGACTGCGTTGTGGGAATACGCGTCAACCTCTCAAACAACCACAACTGCGAGGGCGTACCCACGGGGCAGTTCACCGACATCTGCGACCAATTGGCCGGCGACTACCCCAAGGACTTCAAGTTCGTTGGCTGGCATCCCCAGTGCCGCTGCTTCATCACCTACATCAACAAGACCGACGAGGAGTTCTGGCGCGACCTTGAGAACGGCGAAAACAACGCGAGCGTGAACACTGTGAAAGACGTTCCCGACGCGTTCAAGCAGTGGGTCTCCGACAATTCAGACCGTCTCGACAAAGCCGAGGCGAAAGGCTCAACGCCGTACTTCATAAAGGATAACAAGGAGACCGTGGAGAGGATAAGGACGGAGAGGAAAGAGGCGAAGCCCGACAAACCGACCAATGAGGAATTGTCGTACATGCAGACCGTATCGGACAAGCCGAAAGCGAGCAGCGTAGATGCCAAAGCCGAAAATGATAACGACAAATACTCGACAATTCCGACATCAAACGGCAATTTGAGGATATATGTCAATCATACTGGTAAAGAAAAAAATGAGAATATCAGGATTGGTTCTTATCTTGCTAACAAGCACGGTTATGAAATTGACCTGCTCGAAAGGTCTAATGGAGCAAAATCACCCGATTCATTCAATAGGACACTTGGAATAATTCAGGAATACAAGTCAAACGGTACTGCAACAAAAAGTTCAATAGACAATTTGATAAGATTTGGAAAAAAACAAGCAGACAACTTGGTACTTGAAATAAAATCTAACATCTCGATTGATGACTTATCCGCTGCAATGAATGACAGGGTGAAAAGATGCGAGAATATAAAAACAATTACGATAATCATCGATGAGAAAGACCATACATATACAAGGGAAGAAATAATTGCTGATGGTTTTAAAATACAATCGTCAGACCTGAAATAATCAAATCTGACGAAGGCGGGGTACATCGCCTTTACGACGAATAACCGCTGCAAAAATACATCTTTTTTTTAACACACAACAAAAAAAATAAAAAAATTATGATGGAACTCAACAGCCCCAGAAGTGTATTGCCAGGTTTCACGACATGGGACTTCAACCTCAGGTGGTATATGTGGGAGGGTTTCGCATGGTACGGACAGCTACAGGTGGAACTTGACGGCAAAATCATTGTGGTGAGAGCAAGCGGATTCCCTCATGGCGACGATGGCGAGTTTACATTCAAAATCGAGGGCAAATACACCCAGAAGCAGGTTGACAGAATGAATGTCATCGCTTTTAAGACCGACAACGAAAAGAAAAACATCAAAAATTAAAAAAATGGCTAAATCAGCCGAAGGCATAAGGCAGAAAGACCGCGCGAGAAAGGTCTCATCAATGCAGAACCACCCAAAGGACGGCGAAACAGGCGTGACCTACCACTTCGACAAGGCGGACGGACGCTTCGGTGTCCTCACCGTCTATGAACACTGCATGGAGTGGGAAATCTTCGACAGCGACCCAGCCAAGTTCCCTTTCGCCAAGAAAATAGACTACAAAGACCCTGACCTGCGACCCGGCGGAATGGACTGGAAAGACTACACGACAAAACCGATAAAAGACATTGTGGAAATCCACCGCATGACACTGCTGGAGCTGGTCTCAATCCTAATCTCAAAAGGCTACCTTATGCGCAACTACCACATCGAAAACGGAGTCAGGACTCTCATGTAAAAAATAATCTATTCACATCGCCAAATAAAGTCCGTATTTTCAAGTTGGTGCTTCGGCATCAACTTTTTTTTGAAATAATGTTTTTGCGTGTTAGTATTTTTACTATCTTTGCGGCGTGAAAACAAACAACAAGTGGAAACAATCAAAGTGAAAATCGTGTGGAATGACAACTACGGAGCGGTGTCTGACCAAGTGCCGGGCTGTGTCGCCACACACAAGACCCTCGACGGCGTGAAGCAAGCATACGCATCCGCGCTTGAGTTCCACATCGAAGGTTCTGAACCCGACGAACTGCCAGAATGCGCAAGAGGCGGGTATGAACTTGAATTCGACCTCGAAGTGTCGGCCCTGCTCCATCATTACGACGGCATCCTGACACGCGCCGCCCTCAGCAGGGTGACAGGCATCAACCAACGCCAGCTCGGACACTATCTCAGCGGCTACCGAAACCCGAAACCCGACAAGCGTGACATGATCGTCGCCGGATTCCACAAAATCGGGCAGGAGTTCCTGCAAATAAGATAATCAGAAGAAGAATCCCCCCAAGTCCCTGCCGCCGCCGCGTCCGAGGTTCTCCACTATGCCGGTCAGCACGTCCTCTATGTCATCGTGCGCGTTCCTGCCCTCCCGTCGGAACGACTTGAGCGACTGCGCGGCGTCGGGCCATATACGCTGCCACCCCTTCGGGAACAGCACGCAGTTGCACACCTCATGCGACCGCGTGAAGATGCGCACCTGCTTGTTTTTCGTCTGCGTGAACCCGGTGAACCGCGTGAAGGTGTTTCCCATCTCCCTGCACAGCCTCTCCACGTTGCGCATGAACGACCGTCCGCCGTTGTTGCTCTCAACACGGCAGTCAGTAACGCTGTCATTCCACAGCATACGCGCAAGAGCCGGCTCCGTGTATTCCATCGGCTTCTGGGTGTAGAGTATGTCGGTCACGTATGCCACCCCCTTGTGTTCCACGTAATTGACCGAAGCCAAAAAGTCAGCCCCGGTGTCCGCGCTGTCGGTGTAGTTGCGGCGCACCCCGCCACTTGGCAGCGTCTCATACTCCCTGAAGCCGTCGTACATCAAGCCCTCTATAGGCGTAGGGTTCTGCTGGTACTGCGTCTCGAACACGAATGAATTAGCCCTCTCAATCTTGTGCAATTCCTCAACGGTGTGCTTGAACCCCCACAATGAATGCTCCTTTCCGTTTTCATCAACTGTAAGGCACGGCATCGAAAGCACCGTCCAGTCGTCGGGTTCAATCTCTTTTAGGTAGCCGCAGAGGTCGTGTTCGTGAAGCCTCTGCATGATAATGATTATCGGGGTGTTTCGGCTGTTCACGCGGTTTCTTATGGTCGTCTCGAAACGGCGGTTCACCTGCTCTCGCATGTTGTCAGAAAGCGCGTCCTCGGGCTTTATCGGGTCGTCTATCACGATCGCGCCGTTGAACTGCCCGGGGTTGTACCGAGCCGTGTATTCGTCCAATGCCTCCTCCTCCTCGCGGTCGGTTATGCCCGCGCCGAAGCCCGTGATCTGTCCGAGCGTCGAGGTCGCGTACAGTCCGCCCCCCTCGGTGGTGTTCCACCGCGCCTTGGTGTTCGCGCCTTTCGCAATATTGGTGCCGAACACGTAACGGTAATAGTCACTCTGCACGATGTCCTTCACGCAGATGGAGTTGTCGGTGGCCAACGCCGACGAATACGAAAGATGAATGAACCTCGCCTTCGGGTTTACGGCGAGGCCGTAGCTGATGAACATCTTCACCGCCAATTCGGTCTTTCCGTACCTCGGCGAAATGTTGATTATAAGTTTTCGGCATTCACCCCTCACAACCCTGTCCAACGCCTCGCATATCCTCACGTGATGCTCGCCGAATATGAAGTCCGCGCCGTACTGCCTTTTGAACACCTTGGCGGTGTAGTTGCGCATGTTCAGCAGGTCGTGGTCTCGGTTCTGCCTCTTCAGTGTCTCCTCATCCATTGCCGCCGCCTTTCCTGTTGTACGATTTCAGCTCCTCAAGCTCCTCGTCTGTCAGCGGCTGCAGCTCCACCTTTCCGCCGAGGTTCATGTCGCCCTCCACCTGCTGCTTCTGGGTGGGCTTTCCGTACAGGCGGTCTACCATGCGCTCCGTGCCGTCGAATGATGTCTTGGGGTTGAGTATCATCTGGGCGCGGCTCTGCACTATGATAGGCTGCGACGCGTCGTTTATGATGCCCTGCAGCTCCTCGCGCGTCATCGTCAGCAGCGCGGCGTCAATCTTCTCCAACTCCTCGCGCGACAGCGGCTTGGCCTTCACCAACGACAGGAAACGCCCGATGCGGTCGGCCTTGGTCACACTGCCGCCCTTCGCACCGAGTATCGCCGCTTGCTCCCCGCTTATCTGGGTTGCATTCCCTTTCACGAACCGCCCTTTAGCGTCACGCTGCCTCTCCATCGCTATCTCGAATTCCTGTTGAGTCTCTCCACTATCGCCAACTCCCTCGGCGACAGCTCCCAGCGTTCAGCCTTTTCTCGTTCAGCCTTTTCTCGTTCAGCAAACACACGGTCGCTCACGATGTAGCCCTTGCCGTATATCGCCTTGCCGCTATCTTTTTGCGCATCAAGCGAAGAGATGACCTCGCTCTCACTCACTGGAACGGAAAACTCTATTCCGAGACGGCTCAACGCACCGACAAACGGCGACGTGATGATGTGGCGGTCGTATGAATATTTCGGCAATTTCTTATACAGTTGCCTCTGGTTTTCATCATTCGCCGCCTTTATAATTTTGTAAAGTTCAGGGCTTGATTTCAGGCGCACTTCCCTCGGTTCGAGGTTCGTCAGAAATGAAGTGTTGACATTCGCGCCGTTGTCGTATGTTATCGATGCTGAAACGCAAATCGCCGTCGAAGAAGAAGAAGAAGAAAAGAGCGTCAGCGTCGGTGCGAAGAGGAAGAACTTGACCTTTCTTTCCTTGTAGAATTTCAATATCTCCGCCATTATCGAGAACGGCGGATTGTCAACCACGACGCACCCTTTCGGGTAGTTCTCGTTCAGGTAGTCGCCGCCCGGATAGAACGGACGCATGAAGTCGGCTCGGCTCACGTTGTATTCCTTCGCCACCCAGTCCGCCACCGCCTCGTAAACCAACGTAGGGGTGTAGCAGTCGTCGGTGGTCTTTTTCAGCTTGAACTTCTCTAAAAACTCCTGGTATACCTCATCCTCCTCCGACATCTCGCCCGCCTTGATTCTCTCCTCAAACTCCTGCCGTTTCCTCTCGATCTCCGCCGCCTCGTCCCTTTCCTTTTCTTCCGGCATCCTGCAGTCCCACTCCGTGGGCAAATCAATTCCCCACGCCGACAAGTCCGGCTCGTCCCACTCGTTGGCTAAAGCGTCCCAGTCCCAAGATCCGAACGCCGTATTATCTTTAATTACGAATTGCCGTTTCTCGTCGTCGGTCAATTCGCTCGCCCTTGCGGTCGGAGCGTCCTTCACGTCCTGCCACGCAAGCCAGTAATCTAACATGTCGTCACGTTTCAGGCGTGCAAGGTTGTTTCGCAAATCCGACTCCGGCATCTTCGCTATGTGCTGCAAGGCGCGGAGGCGCATGTTGCCGCCCAGGACCGTCATGTCAATGTCAACCACTATCGGGCGCAAATCCAACATCTTCGGGAAAACAAGAAGCGAATCCACCAGCTTGAAGAACTTGTCGTCCTTGATGATTCTGGGGTTCGCCTTGTTGGCCTTAATCTTCGTTATCTTTATCCTTTCAGTATTCATGCTATCTGTTTATTTTTCAGACTGCAAAAATACTAAATTTTCGTCAGATAATGACGTGAAAGTGTCATTTTCCGTTATTTCGTCTCGCCCTCGTTCATGTAGCCGTTCACGGTGTAGATGAACACGTCAAGCGAGCGCACCACCTCGTATCGTCCGCCGATGCCCTGCCACCACCGCTGCCATTCCTTCTGCGCCTCGCTCTGCCTTCCCGTGCGTGTCTTGAACTCCACGGCAAGGGGCATCCTGCCCGGCGCGAACACCATGAGGTCGGGGAAGCCCGCCGTGCAGCCCATAGCCTTGAATATCGAGGCCTGCGCCTTGGTGCGCCACCCGCCGTTGGGGGAGTGGTGGCGCGCCATGCGCTGCCTTGGGTACTGCCAGTCGAACCACCTCACGCACGCTATCTGTAGGTCGTCCTCGTCGTGCCTCATGGTCAGAACGGGAGTTTGTCGTCCGGCGCGAATGCGTCCGACGGCTGCGGTTGCTGACTCCGTGGCTGTGTATAGACAGGCTGCTGCGCAGGTTGCGGCTGCTGTACTGGCTGTTGAGGCTGCTGCCTCACGTAGGGGTTCGTCTCCGCACCCTTGAACTTGTAAACCTTCGCCGTGGTGTACCACCGTCCGCTGAACTGGCGGCTCTCAAGGTCGAAGTCGATGGTCACTATCTGCCCCTTCGACATCGCCGACACCTCGTCGCAACGCTCGCCCCAGCACTCGAACGCCACCTGCCGCGGGTTGCGGTCAAGCGTCTCGCCGACGATAGTCCGTTTCTTCCATTCACCTTTGGGCGACTGCCCTGTCAAAGGCTCGTCCCTCCCGATAAGTTTCACTGTGATTTCCATTTTAGTTGATTTTAGAATATTTGTCTATTATATTTCTGATAATTTCGCCTCCGTAAGCGTCTTTCGTGATTCCCAAAAACTCCGCTATTGTCATGGAGTTGTCAAGGCTTATATTGTGCTGCTTGCAGAACTCACGTCTGCCAAACTCGCACGACCAGGTCAGCATATTATGGATTGAGAATAGTTTCTCATTGCTAATAAGTTCCGAATTGTCGGGGTGTTCCTTGACAAACAAGTCAATTCTTTCTTCGATGGGCAATCTTTGGAACTCCTTTGATTGTGCATCGGCAAATGCTTTCTTCAACGTCTCGCCGTGCGCGAATGAGTTTCCGACCTTGGCGATGAAGCATGGCACCAGCTCTATGTTATGCCTTATGGAATAACCTTTTGCAAAGTTGCCTTTGATTGCCACTATGCAGGTAGGCACGCCATCAACGTTATAGACTTTCATGCCGTTGATTTCGGCAATACCGTTGCCGTCGCCGTTGCCTTTGCCGTAGCCGTAGCCGTCGCCGTTGCCGTTGCCGTAGCCGTTGCCGTCGCCGTAGCCTTTGCCGTCGCCGTAGCCGTCGCCGTAGCCTTTGCCGTAGCCGTAGCCGTAGCCGTAGCCGTCGCCGTCGCTAACAGCTAAAAATCCTAATACTTCCATGGTAATTGTCTTTCAAGATTATCAATCGCCTCGTCGGATAATGGTATTATCTGACAAACCCTGTTAATCACCATTGAGCTTACGGATGGTGACACTTTGCCACCTTTAATTCCGTCATTCGCAATCTGTGAGAGACACGATGCACCCTCCCATTTCCAGATGTTTCTGACATTTTCAAGTCTGCAAACATCATTTTCAACGTTTGTCAATGTTCCGAAATAAACGCCTGCGTCATAGCTTCTGACGAGGACTTTCTTGTTTAATAAGTCTTTGTACATTTGTTTAGTTTTTAAAGTTGTTTATCTGTTTTTCTTTCTGTGTTGTCGCATAATGCGACGCATAAGTCCTGCCAGTCGTCAATCGTCTCTACAACCATATCGGCGAGCATGGAGACGGATGCCTTCGGCTGCGGCGTGTCGAACTCGATGCGGAGTGTGCCGGCAATGTTCCTGTCATACATCTTGACCTTCACTTCCTTCTTCAAGTCCTTCATGCCATCGCCGAATATCGTGCCGAATTTCCTCATCTTCCCACCTCCTTTATCTCTCCTGCATATTCGTGGTACAGCTGCACCATCGCGTCGCCGGCTCCCATGCGGTACATCTCGCGGAACATTCCCTCGACGCGTTCCCTGTCGTCGGCGTACATCGCAGCCGTCGCAGCCATGATCTCGCACAGGTTGTTGAGACCCTTGCGTTCGTCGCCAAGCGTCGGGTCGCTCTTCACGCCGTGCTCGCCAAGCACCATCTCAAGCATATTCGTGATGATGTCGTACTTGCTGTTCATGTCCTTCCGTCTCATCGGGTCGTCGTCATCCACGGCGTAAAGCTCACGCAGACGCTTGGAGAGCAGCACCGCGTCGGATGCCGATTTTTTCTTGTCGTAAACGAACAGTCCGTACTGTCCCGCAATCTCTTTGACCTCCTCAACCAAATCGTTGAGTACGATGGAAAGGATATAGGCTGCGTCCAATCGCACCCCGACCTTTGCGGCGGACTCCGACCTCGCGAATTCTTCCACGCACCTTTCCGAGTGCCGAGCCTTCACGCGTCTCAGCTCCGCCGAATTGACCGTGGGCAACACACCGTGCCTCACGTTGCAGAATGTCTTCTTTCTCATTTCACCTCTCCTTCCATTATCTTTTTTATTTCGCTGTCGTTCATTATCGGGTGCCCAATCAGCACCTGCATGAACCTGTCTCGTCCGAGCTTTCTGTAAAGCGGGATGAAGTCCTCGCGCACAAGGTCGCACGGCTCGCCGGGTTCTATCGCTTTGGTTCGTCCAGCCTTTTCAGCCTCGGCGGTGCACTGCCACACGTCCTTGCCCTCCTTGTTTACGATGTAGAACACCTTGCCGTTTATCCTGCCGCGTCCGTAGTGCCTTATGGTGGAATACGGCGAGTTCATCCAGTATTCCTCCGTCATCATGATTGGGTCATTCATTGTCTTTGTCTCCTTTCTTTGTTAATTTGAAATTGTCCGCCATTTCGTTGAGTCCGACAAACCTCAATGCGTGTTGTAGTTCATGGACTTTTGTCACCGCTACAAACACCTCTCCACCTGTTGATGGCGTGAATATCCGCCCGACCACTGGGTAGCCATACAGCACAAACCTGTATTGTTCGGTTATCCCGTTTGTGTGCAGCTTGAATTGGCATATAGGTTTTCCGTAGATGTCTTTTAAAGCCTCGAATCCGTTTGCTTCGAGTATTTCCGGGGTGAGAGGAATGGGTTCTACAATTAAGAAGCCTTTATCCACATTGTCGATGCTGTTAATTTGCAATTTCCCTTGTGGGAATTCCCTCTCCCCATTGAAATAAGCTGCATTAACCCAGTCGCCTATCATCAGTTCTTTTGCTTTCATTTTATTCTGTTTTTAAATTTGATAATAATATACATCTTTCCTGTTTCAGCACCACAATCTGAACGACCCTCGCCGTAAGTTATCGAGTCAATCCCAAATATCATTGTCGGTGCGTCCTTATGATAGCCGTTGCGAAATTCAACAAGGTCAAAGTCCTCAAAGCACCATTCATCGCCAATGGCGTGAAAACATAATGGGCAGCATGTATTGTTGTTTATAGTACAGGTACGTCTTAGCTCGTGGTGGCACAATCTGCGAAGCCAGTAAGGTTTCGGCTCTCTGTATTCCTCGGTTTTGACACCGCTTGCGATTAGGTCGAACCATTTCTTATTAAGAGTCAGGTGTAGTGTTTTTAATTTCATCTCCTTTGCGTTTAATTCAATTTGTTTTACTTAATCTTTTCAAGCTCGGTTCTCAACCTTTGCAATTCACCTCTCGCGAATGATTCGATGTCTTTGCAGAAATCACTTCCCCTTCCAATGAGGAAATTGCCCTCTTGTCCTTGAAAATCCTTGACGATGCTGTCATTCCAATGTATGTTTGAGTCATGTCCGAGATATATGGGTTAATGGATATGTATTTTACTACTTTTTTCATTTTGTATCTCCTTTCTCGTTTTCGACATATTCGTCATTTTCGTCAATGTGGTAGCAGTCGGGGCAGAGGTCTCTTGCGCCAATTTCTCTCCATCCCGATTCTTTCGCGACCATATACAAAGACGCTTCGTCGGTGAAGATGGTCTCGTCGTCAAGTTCCTTTCCGCAATGGTCGCAAGTCATCTTGAACGCTTTGATAATCCTAATCATTCCTCACCTCCTTTCCACTCCGGCATCTCGCTCCAGGCGATGACGTTTTTGAGATATTCAAGATTGTGCAAGCGATACCATGCTTTGACTACAAAGTCATAGAATGCAACTGAATAATCGTGATAGGAATGACAAATAGTGTCAGTAGCGACAATCATATAGTCAGACTTGTCATATCCGCAAAACTTTGGCAAGTCATTCGGGTCTTTCCGCAGGTCGTGCCATTGCGGTCTCGCCGCTTCCATCCCAGCCACGAAAGCGTCCCTCATGTGGGGCGGATTCAGCGCGTCAAAGCGCGACATGAAATCCATGTAAAGTTCTTCGTTAGTCTTCATAGTCATCCTCCCTGAATTTCTTATTCATAACACCAATCCTGATGTTCCATTTGAACAGATTGACAAACAGATAGCACTCATGCAGCCAGTTGTCGTAAGACATGCACGCGCCGAACGACCAGCCGTCTATCTTATCTGTTTCCACTCCGAAATATTTACCAGTTCCCCTCTCATGGGAAAAACATGATTTGATTTTATCGATTATTTTCATATTGCGTTATTAAAATTCTATTTTTAATTGATTTTGTCTCTTTTCAAACAATTCCATTTCCCTTTCGACATCGGAAAAAGTCTTGTCATATTTGAATTTGTCTGATACTGTATTTGGTACTAATGATAATTTTTTCAATTCATACCATAAATCAGGATGGTTATTTCTGATACTTACATAGCGTTGTATTTTCGCATTATGGCAAAACCAGCAGCCACACCTATCTTCCATTCCATAAATCGGCGATAGCATATTGTTACACTTGCAAATATCAAATGCTTGTTGCTCTGTGATATTGTATTTAACCAACAGCGAAATCTTGTTTTCATTTAAAGTGTGAAATCTGTTTTGTTCGTCTATCGCGATTCCAACATACTGAAGATATGGCTCTTTGATTGAGTTGAAATATTTCCTTATCGGTCTTAATTTCCCTTCGCTGTTCATCCGGCATCCATAAGCACCTCCGCAAAAACCTTGGAACTTGCCTATTCTGTCAATATGCTTCGTTTTAACGCCTCGTATCTTGAAAAAATCAGTCAGATAATCAATATCGCTTATTACAACATCAACAGGTATTCCCATGGATTCAATGCGTGGAATGGCAAAATTCCTGACCCATTCGATGTGCTCCGGGATTTCACCGCTGATATTCCGTTTGTTGTCAAACATCACCTCGACAAACAGAACCCTATCCAACGGCTCATTGTGCCTAATGGCTGTGAGTATTGTGGCGATTGAATCCTTGCCGAAACTGCATGAAGCTATATATATCATTTCCTTTGCGTTTAATTCAATTTGTTTGCGTTTCCATCATTTTCTTTCGCTTCCTTCGTGAACTCCGCGCCGTACAGGTCCTCGACGTATTCGTCACGCCTGATGTCGTTGTTGAAGTCCGCGCCTATCTTCGCGCCTATCACGAAGAGCGCGACGAAAAAAAGCACGACAACAATGATTACAGCTATGACAAGTGTCTTCATCTCGCAGCCTCCTTTCTCGGCTTCATCGCCCTGATCTTCGCCTTCAGCTCCGACACCGACGAGGCGAGACCCTTGTTTGTGACGCGAAGCTCCGCGTTCTCTTTACTCAGCCTTTCGTTGTCTTCTGTCATTCTTTTCATCGGGATGCACGCGCCGTCCCTGCAGAACCACGCCATCTGCGTAAGTTTTGCGTTTTCGCTTCGCATTTCGGATAGTTCATTTTCAAGCTCCGCTATCCGACTTCTGAGCTGTCTCCTGAATAATAACATACTCTTACTGTTACTTTTAAACTTTATAACCTTTTACCTTTCAACCTTTCAACCTGATGTACCATCCGTTCAGCGTCCTGCCAGTCTCTATCTCGCCCTCGGTGTACAGCGTGTTCAGTGCCTTGCGCACGTCGGCCATCACCAGGCCGTACAGCTCCGCGTCGGTCACGTGGTCGGGTTCTATTGATGCGGCGCGTTTCGCCTCCTGCATCGCAGCCACCGTCCGTTTCAGGTACTCCTCCATCGCCGTCATGCCTTCACGATGCCCAAGGAGGCCTTTATGGAGTCGCGAAGCCTCCCGTTGTTGGAGTTCCACTCGAACGTGTCGAGCATCCATTTCCTGTAGGCGACCGGTATCTCCGCCAATGGCGTGTCCTTGTGCTTGCCGAACGGCATCTTCATCATCGGGTCTGGCTGCATCGCAGCCTCCATCGCCACCACGTCGTCCTTGGTCTTCGTGCCTATCTCGTCAATCGGGATGCCTGTCAGCAGACGTCCGCCGGTGCCGTACAGCCGCCATATCCTGCCCTGCTCGAAACGCAGGTCCTCCACATGCCCGAAGCGTTCCACGTTGCCCCCGATGTCGCATATCAGAGCGTCCGCCTTGCCCTCCGCTATACGCGTCGCCCTGCCGACAATCTGGTAGTACAGCGCGATGGAAGCCGTCGAGATGCCGAGTATGATGCAGTCGATGCCCGTGTAGTCGAAGCCGGTGGAAAGCACCCTCACGTTGAAGATTATCCGGATTCTCCCAGCCTTGAAGCCGTCGATCACGCGTCTGCGCTCGTCCTTGTCCATCTCGCCATACACAGCCGCCGAGTCGCCGTACCTCTCCGCGAACCGCAGCGCGTCCTCCACCGACGGCACGAACACAAGGATGTGGCGGCGGTCGGTCTTCCTCAGGATCGCGTCGATGGTGTCGGTGACGTTGTTTGCGTCAAAGGCGGCTTTCACCGACTCCTCCGTGTATTCCGACTTCGACGTGTTAAACACTAACTTGGATGTGTCGAACCGCGCCTGCCAGTAGCGCAGCGGCGACCAGTAGCCGCGCTCCACCATCTCGCTCACCTGCCCCACGTGGATTATGTCGCGGTAGAAGTTGCCCTTCTTCGAGCGCGAGGTAAGCATCACGAGCTTCGAGTAGTGGTTCTCTCGCGTGCCGTATGACTGCAATTTCAGCGGTGTCGCCGTTATGCCCAATACATGCTTTATGCCGCTCTCGGCTATGAATTTGCCGAGCATGGAATCCGCCTCACGTGGGTACAGGTGCGCCTCGTCAATCAGCATCTTCGTGAAGCCGTATCTTTTGAACGTCGCGCCGAGGTTCTTGATGGTGCCTATCGTGGCGTATGTCACCCTCGCTATGTGGCGGCTGTTGAACGAGGCGGAATACACCGCCGCGCTGATGTCAAGGCGGTCGCCGCACAGCATGATGTATTTCAGGTAGTTCTGCTCAAGCAGTTCCTTCGACGGCTGCAGCACCAGCAGCTTGTCGTCGGTCTCCTTTGCCACGTATGCCGTCAGTATCGACTTTCCCCACGCCGCGGGCAGCACCATCAGGCTCGGCTTCACCGCCTTTGCGTCCTGCCTGAAGAACTCCACCGCCTTCCGTATCGGCTCCGCCTGGTTGTCTCTCAATGTTATCATCTTTTGTCCTTTCTAAACTTTTAAACTATCAAACTATCAAACTATTCACTAACCACTAACCACTAACCACGTCGAATATGTCGTGCATGTCGGCGATGTCCATTTCCTTGCATTCCCTGAAGAAGTCGATGACTATCAGCTTGCACGCCATCCGCTTCACGTCCATGCTGTCTATCGTCAGCCCCTCAATCTCATGCCTTATGGTCTTGAACTCCGACGGATGCGTTGCCGCGCGGCGCAGCTTCTCCGTCTTCATACTCTCCATCGCCTTGGTCTGGTACCGTTCCAGCGTCTCCGGCTCGCGTGCCGTCAGGAACTTGCCCTCGTCCCAGATGAAGCGGAGCGTCGCCCCGGCTGGGTACGCCATCGGGCCGCCGTTCTGCCAGTTCACATACAGCGTCTGGAGCAGGTTTATCGTGTCGGCGCGTTCCGACCCAGGCAGTGCGAGAGGCTCTTCCTCCGGCTGCTGCACGTTCACACCCTGCAGCGACTCGTAGTAGCGGCGCACGTAGTCGATGAACCTCGACACCGGCATTCCGTGGTTCTCGCCGTAGAAGCCGTTCGCGCCGTTGGTGAACGCCGTCTCCAGCACCTGCGCCGTGGCGTTAGGGTAGTAGCGCAAAAGCTGAGTGTAGAGAAGCGAGACCGTCTCTTTCAGATTCCGCTTGGATTCCTCGGCTGTTGTCCCGAAAGAAAGCCCGGCTATCTTGTAGCTCATCGTCACGAGTGCGCCTATTGCCTTCATCGTCTCGGCCTTGTCGCCGCCGCTGACGGTTTTTGCCGTTGTCAAAGAACCTCCGTCCATATCGCAACCTCCGCTTCCTGTTTCAGTTCGTCATCGCTGCCGCCGCCGAACACGCTGTTGAACGTGTCAATCGGGTTTTCCTTCTTCGGCTTCGCGTAGCCGCCGCCCTTGCCGCCGGAGGTCTTCTCCTTGGCGTATTCATCCTCGCGCCGCACCCACATCTTGAGCCGCCTCGACGTGTCCCATGTCTTCTCCATCTCGAATTTCAGCCTCGTCTTGCTCTGGTTCGGCTCGGTCCAGTACTCGTAGAAGTCACGGATCAGAGATGCTCCGTATTGCTCCACGAACGGCACAAGCGACTGCCCGAAGGCTAACTTGCGCTCTCCGATGGTCGGCGGTTTCGGAGGCTCTTTCGTTTCGTCTTGCGGCGTTTCATCGCCATTGCCGCCTTCAGGATTTTCCTCACCACCTGCATTCGCATCTGGTTGGGGGTGGGCGGCGCCTTCAGGCGCATGCGTGCGCGCACCACCCTCTCCCCCAACTATATCTTTTTCGTTAGAAAAATCATTATCATTACCATTATCATTACCATTATCATTACCATTATCATTATCATTATCAGTTCCATTTGTTCCATTTTGGAACACTTGTTCCGTTTGTTCCAAAATTGGAACACTTGTTCCATTTGTTCCAATTTGCGGAGTGTGTTGGTTTCCTTTGTGCGAACCTCCGGCTTTCCTGCGTTTCTCGATAATCCTCTGGTATTTCTCGTCATCCTTTGCCATCTGTATCGTGATGAAGTTGTAAGCCATGCGAAGGTCGCCCGGAACTTCCACCTCCTCACCCCTCGCAAACTGCATCACAAGGCGGAACAGCCGTCCGAGGGTCTGGTCGTCCAGATACTCGTAACCTGCGAAGTGACTGATGTAGAAAATCACGCTGTCTTTTTTCTTGTTGTCGTCCATTTTATTCAAATTTTTGACTTTTAATTTTCCAATAGTAAAACCCCCTTTAGAACGGCATCGCCTCGAATGGCATTTTTAGCCCTTCTGCCGCCACCGTCACGCGCCGCCCTGTCGCAGCCCTCACTCGCCCGCGGAACGCGTCAGCGTCGCCGTTTGCGCCGCTCAGGTGGATAAGAACGATGTCGTTCACCGCCGAGAGGTCGTTGGCCCTCAACGCCTCGATGCAGCGGTCAACGCTCAGATGGCTCGTCAGCACACGCTGCGCCACCGACGGCGGCACGATGCCGCTGTCCATGTTGCGTTTCAGCAGGCCGCCGTCGTAGTTGCACTCTATCATCACGTTGTTGAGGCCGTCGAAGGTGCAGGGCAGATAGTAGGTGTCGGTGGCGAACAGGAACACGCCTGTCTCCGGGTGCCTTATCAGGAAGCCCAGCGGCTCCGCCGCGTCATGCACCGTCCCGAAAGGCAGCACCTCCCAGCGTCCGACGTGGGTAGGCACTCCGGCTTCGAGGATATGCACCCTGTCGCGTAGCCTCGCGTCGCGCCCGGTGAACACCGCGTCCGCCGTGCCGCGGCTCATGTACGTCGGTATTCCGCTCACCACCATGTCGGGCGCGTAGGCGGCGTGGTCGCCGTGCTCGTGCGTCACGAGGCAGCCCGCCACCTTGCGCGTGATGAAGCCGAACGCCTTCTTGATGTGCGGCACCTTAACGCCCGCTTCCAATACAAGCGCGTCCGTAGCGTCCTGTATCACGTAGGCGTTGCCCTTGCTGCCGCTCCCTATCACTGTCAGTTCCATCATAGCCCCTGCATGTTAGAAGTCCATGGTGCGCTGCCTCGCGCTCGGCTGCACCTGGGTTTGGGTTTGGGTTTGGGTCTGGGTTTGGGTCTGGGTTTGGGTCTGTTCCGGGGCTGGTGTCGCCTTCAGGCTCGTGCCGAATCCTATCTTGGTGCGGTTCGCCATCTGGCTTGCCTCGCCGTCCGCCTCCTCCTTTATCTCCACGAACTTGGCGTCCTCTGTCACCGCGCCGCTCTCCTCCGAGGTGTACATCGCACCGAGCTGGCTCGGGAACGCCTCGCGCATCGCCTGCACAATGGCCACCTTGCGTATCATCGTCGCCGGCTTCGCTGTCCACAGCGACTTGCCCGTGCTGTACTCGCGCAGGTTCACCCTCGTGATGTATGGAGTCTTGCGGTCGTCGCGCGACACCTCCGCCCATCCGCCGACCAATTTCTCGTCCTCAAGGTAGAACGTGCCCTCGCGGTAGTCGATCGCGCCGTCCGCCGTCTTCACAATGATGCCGGCCGTGATTCCCTGGTAGTGTTCGTTCGCCTCGGCGCGTTTCATCAACGCCTCCTTCGTCACCACCAGCTGCGCCGGCTGCTCGCCGTACTTGATGAGGAACGCCTCGCCCAAGAATGGGTTCAGCTGGTTGTACTTGCAGATGCTGATGAACTGCACCAAGTCCTGGTCCGTGACGTTGGAGTTTCCCTTTGTCAGGAAGTTCCTCACTATACCGTATGACAGTTTCACTTCCTGCCCCGCGGCTAAGTACGTCACCGTCCCTATGTCAACGGTCGCCACCGAGCCGGGGTTCTGCTGCTGCTGTTGATGTTGCTGCTGTGTGTTTTCCATATCGCTTATTATTTGATTATTGTGATATTATTGTTTAAACTTTAATTCAATATTTGTATCGTCAGCTGCGGCTGCTCGCTCACAGCGAGGCGCACCGTCTGGCTCTCTGTAAGTTCCAATTCGTTCACGCTCTCCGCGTTGTCGATGAATATCGGCGCACCCACTCCGTTGTGGCGGCACAGCGCGTTGATGATGTCTATGCCCGCGTTTATCTTCATCGCGTCATTGAGGTCTGGGTAAGGTACTCCGTCAACCGTCGCCACGCATGTGGGCTGCTCACCGCCGTTCACCAACCGCTCGAACATCCTGAACCGCACTATCCTGAACATGCCGTTCACGCGGCTCTCCACGGCTTCCATGCGTGCCTTCTCCAAGGTGTCGGCTTCGTACTCCTCTTTCTCGATGTCGGCTAACTGCTGCGCCAATTCCTTCTCGCGCTCCTCTATCGCCGCTATCTGGCTCTCGTTGCGCTCTATCACAGCCTTATCGTTGAGAATGGTGTCGAGGGTGTGGATTTCTTTGTAGATATCCTGCTTGCGCAGGTTGAGTGCCAATGCGCCGCCGTCGATGTCCGCCTTTACCATGCCGTCGAGTTCGGCCTGTTTCGCGTCGATCTGCTTCTGGAGTTCCGCCCATTCGGGGATGTCTTCCGCCCAGATCTGCCTCGGCTGCTCCGGCTTCATGTCCGCCACCTTTGCCGTCAGCTCGTTCACGCTTTGGGCGAGGTCGTCGCATTTGTTCTGGAGTTCGGCGCGATCCGCCGTGTATTCCGCCGTGAGGCGTGCTAATTCCTCCTCGTTCTGCCTGATGCCGGCGGCCGCCTTTTTGCCTTTCTCGCTTATCGCGTCAAGGTCGCGGTCGCGCTGGTCGCAGAATGCCTTGTATGCGTTCTGGCGTGCCTCCTCTTTCTGCTGAAGCACCGTTGCGTCGCGGCATATCACCCTCTCCAATGGGCAGACCACCTCGCCGCTTTCAGGCTGGAACTCCCTGCCGTTCACCTCCGCCCATTCCGTGCGGTATCTGTCGCGCTCCGCCGTGAGGCTGGCTATGATGCGCTCCAGGTATCCTTTCTTTTCGTTGAAGTCCTTGTCCAACGCCGTTATCTCGGCCTGTGTGCGTCCCAACGCCCTGCGCTCGGCGGCGGCTTTCTGCTTCATCTCGTCGCGACCTGTGTTCAGCAGGTTCACCCTCTGGCGTTCGCGTGCCTCGGCTTCGTTTACAACATCTATCTGTTTCAGCTTGAGTCCGTGTATCTCTTCCTTTATCTTAATGCGTTTGCTTTGTGCCGCCTTCTGCATCTGCTCCGCGCCCATCAGCTGGGTGTCGATGCCGTCGAGCTCGGCTTTCAGCGTCGCCTTGCGTGTCTCCGCCTCCGTCCAGTCCTGAGCCTTGGGCGTGACGCTGCGTATCGCCGTCACCTTGGTCGGGCAGGTGTCGAGTTCCGACTTCACCGACTTCTTCCTGTATGCCAATGCCTGTCGGAACACATAGATGTCCTTGCCTTCGAGTTTCCGCGCCATCGCCTCCAACGCCTCGCCATGCGCCACGCTCGCGTATGTCACCTCGCCCGACATGCCCACAAGGGTCTGCCGCTGGTCCTGCCACGGCAGCGACGTGAAGTGCTTAGGGCTTGCTATCATGCGGAACATGCCCTCGCTGATGATGCCGTCAACCGCCTTCTGGTAGTCCGACGCCTTCACCTCCACGCCGTCTATCAGGTAGTGCGTGGTGTTGCCCTTGAACTCCGTCTCCGCCTTGCCGCGCGGCTTCACCCACTCCTCCGAGAGGGTGCGGCGGAACGTCACTGTCTGCAGTCCGTTCACCGACAGCTCCACCTCCGCCGAGTGCTCCAAGCGCGGTATCGCGTCGCCGTCCGCGCCTATGGTCTTCACGCTGAACGTAGTGCGCCCCTTGCTGTCCTTCCCGAACAGGCACCACGTGAAAGCGTCCATCACCGTTGTCTTCCCGGTGGCGTTGCGCCCCGAAACGAGCGTGTCGCCCCCGAACGTAACCTCAAGGGATCTTATGCCCTTGAAGTTCTCTATCTTCATTCTCCGAATCCTTACTGTTGCCATATTGTTATTATTTTAAAGTTGTCTTTCTCGCGGTGGCCCTGCAAAGAGCCTTTGCCTGTTCCTCAATCTCGTAGTCGGCCTTCACCTTGCCGCGCAGCATCCAGTCCTCTATCTCTGACTTGAGGAAGTAGTTCTTTCCGCCGTTGCCCTTGTGGTACGGTATCTTGTTTGCCGTGGTGAGCTGGTAGAGGTAGCGCGGCGACAGGTCGAGCATGAACGCCGCCTCTTCCTGCGTCAGCACGTTCTTCGTCTGTATCAGGGTTATGCGCCTGATCTCGTCAAGTTTCTTCAATATTTCTTCCATTTTATGTTGTCTCCTATCTTTTTGTCATTGTTCCGTTGCCTGTGCCGCTCTCTCGGCTTTCCTCCGCTGGGAGTACGCCTTTTTGTACTGCCTGCGTTTTTCGAGGATATCCGCGTATCTTTCCGGGTCGGTCTCCTTTACCCTGGCGAGCCATTCCAGGGTTCGGAGGCTATTCTGCTTCCGTTTCTGCTCTTCGGTAAGCTCCTTGCCGGGCTTGTGGCTCATCCTGTACCGTTTCTGCTCTTCGGTAAGCTCCTTGCCGGGCTTGTGGCTCATCCTGTACCGTTTCATTCTCTCCAGATTGGCACGGTATTTCTCCGGCTCGTTCACCTTCATCCATGCGTACCACGCCTTCCAGTCGATCCTCCGCTTCGGCTTGTATTCAGGCTTTGCCTTCTTTGCCTTCTCCCTCTCGGCTTTCGCCTTTGCCATTTGCTTGCGTCCGCGTTCCCTGTCTTTCTCTTTCCTCCTCTCAGCCCTCGCATTCGCTTCGGCTTCTTTCTTCGCCTCGGCTTCCGCCTTGCGCTTGCGCCCGGCTTCCACCTCTTCCGCACGGCTGGCTGCGGTAAGCTCTGCGTTCTCTTTCCATTCGTCATAGACGACGGCCTTGCGCCTCGCCACGCCTGTCATGGGACCCCTCGCCGGGGATTTCTCCCTCGCCTCCGCCATCCTCGCCAACCAGCGTGCCTTGCGCTCCTCAGGGTCGGCGCCGTCGGGAATCTGTATCCACGTCTTTCGGTCTATCTGTACTGTCTGCATAGATTCTTAATTTTTTTTAAACCAGCTCGGCGGAGGGGAGTCGAACCCCTTGTGCCAGACTCCGTGTCCACCGCACACGGCAGCCGCCAAGAACCACCCACGACCACAGGATGTTTTTTTTTTCAATCCGGTCTTGCGGAGGGGCGCGGGGTCGAACCGCGGCGGGCCGGCCAATTTCAGGAACTCCGCACGCGGCCAAGCTTGTCAGTTGCGTGCGTCAATACGTCCGAGGTCGCTCCGTGCGACCGCCCGCCGTCCCCCCTCCGTGTTGCCGCCGCGCATTCGTGGAGACGCGGCGGCGGTAAGGATGAAACGTTTGCGTTTCACGCGGCTTTATACAGGCGGAGGATCGCCGCAAAGAACCTCACTCCGTTGCTGTTTTTCCCTGCCGCCGTTGGCCATGACCAGACACCTAAGATGCATGGCGCGGCGGCTCACTGTGTCTTTTAATCGGGGTTGTAAACCACTTCCTTCAACTGCATCTTCCGCTTCCACTCTTCAAGGAGTTTCGGATTACGGTCGGTGTCGTAACTCTTGTGGTTGACCGTGATGTACCGCGGCAATGGGCAATATACGCTGCCATCCTCGTTGTAGTAATACGTCTCGTCATCCTGCGAGTGCATCCGATACGCGGCGTAAGGCGCATAGGCTCGGTATTCAACGACCATCCTGTAGCCGCCCTCCGTTATCACGTTCGCCCCGAATTTCAAATTTCCAAACATGTTAAAGAACCTTTAAATAAGCCCGGGAGGCTGGGGTCGAACCAGCTTCGCTGCGAAGTTATAGCCGCGTTACCATCGCCCGCGGCCGGCTCCCGGGTCACCGCCTTGCCGTCACGGAGTGCGGAATTGTATAATTAAAACAAACATAAAGATTATGAGAAATCTATCAATTAGCCATAAATGCGCCGACGGGGGCGGATTCGAACCGCCGGGGACTCCGAAGTTCCAAAGTCGCGCGGCGGGCTGCTGCTTCCGCCGTGTCCTAACGTCTATCCAGTCCCAAACTGGCATCCCCTCTTCCCGTCGCTGAAGGGCGTGCGGCGGATTGGGCATCCTTGCGCGGCGTGTTAAAATTTTATAACATGAAAAAGAAAATTAACCTATCCTAATTGAATATACTATCAAACATGAAAAAGTCAATGCCGCGCCCGCGCGCCCTGCCGTCCTCTTACCGTCGCGGCGATGGACTGAGATTTTTAAATGAGTTAAACCATTATATGAAAAAACCAACTATCATCAAATTAAAGAACCTTTGTCTTGCCGCACAGGTGGGAGTCGAACCCACTTCGTCTCAGGCTTTTGCCAGTGACGGTTGCCTCCACCGTCCGGCTGTGCGTGCCACCTTAGCTTTTTTTGTGAACGTGATATAGGTTGAGCTATATGTCGTCGTCGTCGGTGTCGTCTTCGCCATTGTAGTCGCCGTAGTCGGGTCTCACCCAGAGGCACACTCCAATGAGTATCGCCGTCATCACGCCCGTCACCTGCGTGAAGTCGCTCTCGAACAGGCTGTCAACCGAGCAAGCGAACAGCGCGAACACTATCACCGTTATCACTATCAGCATCTTTCCCACGATGCCGCCGTCTCTCTTTTCATTGTCTGTCTTCATCTTTCAGTCCTTTCTCCCTGTTAAAGTATTTTTCTAATTCTTCCTCCGTCCAGTATATGTCGTTGCGCATCCATATCCTGTATATCGCCCATAGCACCAGTGCGAAGAAAGCAGTGAGTCCTGCGATCACCGCGCACAGTATCAAAGCTGCTTTCATTCCGCGCCTCCTTTCATTCCCCCCACGGTGAACACCCTGTCTCCGGGCTTGCCGCTGCATGGGTATCCGTTCACGTTGGCGAGCCACTTGTCCGCGCCGCACCTCACCTGCACGCCCCATTTCTTGTCCTGATTCCAGCCTTCGATGTATGCCCTCCTGCCGTCGGCCGTCACCGTGCGGCAGCCCATCACCGCCGCGTATATGTCAAATCTCCTGTCTTCCATTGTATGTTTTCCTTATCCTTTTAACTTTTAAACTTTATAACTTTACAAACTTTCAACTTACACGAACTCGCTTCTGAGGAACGTCCTCGGCTTGAAGTGGTCGTCCTCGAAGCTGAGGATGCCTGTCACCCATTCGCTGTCCACCGCCGTCACCAACACCGTCCTTTCGCCGTGTTCGGGCTGTTTCAGCGTGGCGAATCCGCCGACCTTAATCCTCGCCATCTCAATCCTCCTCCTCATCGTTGGTTTCCTCTTTTTCCGCGTCGTCGGCGAACGATCCGAGCAGGTAGCAGTCCTTCTTGCCGCCGTCGCAGTAGTGAACGAACTGGCGCACGTCGTCGCCGTCCCATTCCACATCCACTATCGAGCGAAGCACTCCGAGCATCGCCCCTTCCACGGCCGCGTCAATCTGGCTGTCTGTCATGCCCTCCGGCAGGTCAAGCAAGATGTGCTTGCTGTCGATGTCGAAGCAGTTCATCTCGTCGTTGCAGTGCAGCGTCACGAACACGTCGCCGCTCACTCTTGTTCTGTTCACCTTAATCTGTTCTTGTGTCATTTCCTTTGTCCTTTCTTTATTTGTTAGTTAAACATTATTTTTTCAGGTCTCTTTTCCAGTCGTCGCTCTCGATGAAGAGGTGCGCCCCCTGGTTCATGGCGGCGCGTCGTATCTTCCTCGCCGTCTCGCTGTCGCTTCGGAAGCTGAGAGCCTTATCGACTAATTCCCTCGTCACCCCGAAGAGCTTTGCCAGCCTCAACTTATCCGCCATCTCGTCTATCTTTATAAACTTTCTCGCCATATCTTTTTTTTTACTATATTTGCGCCGTTGTTCCTTTCGGAATACGCTGCAAAGATACACAAAATGTTTTTACAAAAAACAAAATGTTTTTATTTTTATGTTATTTATATTCATTCTAAATAAGAAAATATGCAATCAACTGAAAGTGAAAGACTTACAATTTTAATTGAAACATTAAAAGAAAAAAAAGTAATCTATAATCAAGAAGATTTTTGCAAAAAGATTGGAAAAAACAAGACTCAAATCTCAATTTTCAAAAATAAAAACGCCAAAAGACCGCTTGATGCAAACAAATTGTTTTTGCTCATTGTCTCAAAATTCCCTTTTGTAAACATTGAATGGCTTAAAAATGGCGAGGGTGAGATGTTCTTGAATGACAATTTTTCGATAAAGGAAGAGGAGATGATAACGCTTCCGAAGTCGTGTTTTGAGACTATCACGTCCCAGCAGCGTATGCTGGAAAAGCAGACCGACACGATAAACCGCCAGCTTGACATCATAGAGCGGCTCACCGACAGCATCGGCGAGCTGAAAAAAACCAGCGCACAAGTTGCCCCGAGGGAATGCGATGCAGGATGTGCCGCTGCCGGGTGATGATGACTGCCGTAATAGGCGGACGGCGTGTCGAGTTTTAGGTTTGTAACCGTTACTGTAACCGGTTACAAGGCGATACTATTATATATGCCAAATACTACGCAAATACGAAAAACACGTAGTATTTGACGTGTAAGTAATTGGTTTTCAACGTCCGAAAAAACGGCAAATAGTAGGCAAATAGTTACTATTTAACGTAAAACGCCGTTTTTCGGCATGTCATAACGAAATTAAAAAAAAGGAAAGGAATCTGACGATGGAAAAGAGGAAGGACGCGTACCTCGGCAGGATTGACGAGGTGCTTGAATACTACGGGAGCAACCGCACCCAGCTCGCAAGGAAGATGGGCATGGCGCAGTCAACGCTCTCCGACATGTTCGCCCGCGGCAGCGACCCCAAGCGCGTACTGCTCAGGCGTGTGTGCGAGGCGTACCCCGACGTGCGCCGCCAGTGGCTTGAGGAGGGCGTGCCGCCGATGCTGCGCAGCCAGGACATGTCGGCGGGGCTGGCGTCGGTGGCCGCGTCGATAGACGCGCTCCGCGAGACGGTCGCACTCCAGCAGCAGACGATAGAGCGGCTCTGCGCGATGGTCGAGGCTATGGGCAAAGGGAAGTGATTATTATGTTTATGATAATTATCTTTATAATAATCCAACACGCTGGTTTTCGGGGTGTTGGTGTTTGCTCGCCTTATTAGTGAGGCGAGCAGGAGGGCATCTATCCGCCAATCGGCTGGTAGGCCTTTTTGATTTCGGCGAGGGTCACGCTGTCGCATTCCGCCTTGTCATATACAAGCACGAGGGTTATCAGACCTTCGTCTTCGGCGACTATGCAGTTTGCCGTTATCACGCGTGCCCCGCCGCTCTTGCCCTTGGCTTTCGATTTTATCGTAAGCCTCACCTTCCTGAATCCGCCGCCGAGGTCAACGCCCTGGTTCGGATTCCCTGCGAGCGACACCATCAGCTTTTCGAGGTCGCCTTTGAACGACGGATATTTCGCCGCGAGCCTCTTCGCCTTGCGCTTGAAGGTCGGGGTCTGTTCAAACTCAATCATATTGTCTCAAGAATTTCGGCTATTGTGTGTCCTTTCCCACTGCCGCGCATTATCTGTTCCGCTTCCCTGCGCGACTGTCTCATTTCTTCGAGCAGTGCTTCCTTCCCGGATTTGACCGGCGTCGCCTTTGAGACTTTAAGGAACTCCATTTTCCTCATTGACCTGATGGCTTCGAGTGCCGCTGTGTTGCTGCTGTCGTAGGTTATTGTTACAGTACTTGTCATGGCTTAGATGATTTTTTCCGTTTGATAGATAGTTTTCAGGCTGCAAAGATACACATTATTTCATATCGCGCGTATTAATTTCAGTTTTCCGCGTGCATGTCGGGAAATATGCGTATCTTTGCGGCAGTTTTTTTCAACTCCTTTCGGAGTCCTTTCTTACTTACCTGAAGCCCTGAAAAAGGGCTTTTTTCACCCTAAACTGGTGTCAGTTTGTTACTCAAAACACAGATAAAAAAGGTAATATGTTAAATATCAGTCATTTGCAGGAATAAATAAGATTTTGCGTGGGAAAATAGATATTACAAAACACCACTAATATTTTTAATTTTTTGTGTATTTTTGCCAAAATTTAAAAACATGACCACTGATCAATTGGAATTCAGCACATTTTGCATCTGCAATGTGGCAGAATCTTTGAATGTTTCAGAGCCAGACGCTTATACAATGTTGCAAAAATCAGGTCTTTTGAATGATTACATCGTGAAATATTACGATATTCTGCACACATACAGCCGTCGTTACATTACAGAAGAATTGACTTCTCTTCTTCGTGAAAGAGGACTTTCCAATTTCATTGAGAATCATAAATTACAACAAATAATGTAATGACAGCAAATCAGACAATATTGCAAATGAAATATGCCAGGATTATTGCTTTAGTTGCCGAAATGAAGCATATAAGCCTTGAAGACGCAATGGATATTTTTTATCATTCCACGACGTTCAAACTTATCAGCGAAGGCATATCCGACATGCACACGATGAGCGACAAATAACTTGCGGAAGAGATTTGTATGGAAATTGAAGAATCATCAACAACCATCCATAAACAACACTAAAAACGACGCAAAGAATTTCGATAATTAGTCACTTTTGGCGTAATTTTTGCAAGTACCATTTTTATATCACAAAAGCGTTAAAATACTGATTATAAATATTATAAACATTCTGCATCGGAAAATAACCCATCACCAATCTCATTTTAAATCATGATTCCGTTTGATTGCAATCAAGGCTGTAAGCGACTCAAGCATAACGAATGTGAAATATGCGTTGCAAATTCCGAAAAATCCAAAAAGAAACCATTCAAGAGTTATCCAAAGTATCAGGATGATGCCGCAGATTAGTGTGGCTGGCGACTCGGGGCAATCCACATCATCATTGCACCGACAAAAGCTCCAATTCCGATGAAAAGGATCCAAAACTTCATGGTTACGGTTAAGAATTTTTCATCAATCGGATGCAGTGTAAAACGACCGACTTTCCTCTTATATTCTTGATATTCAACAGGAAAATCCCGCTCAAGACGTTTTTCTTCAGAAAGCATCTGGACTGTCATCACAGCAACAAATACCACCCAAACTAAAAATGCCTGCCACGTGGAAAGGATTATCAGGAAACCGATGTGATAGACGTAAGTGCCAAGCAACATTGGATTGCGGCAGATTGCATATACGCCTTCTGTCATCAAGTGCTGTGTGCGTGGCGCAACCTCATGGCCGAAAGAATCCATCGGAAATCCTTTGCCGACTTTCTTCATATAAACCACTGTCCAAACAGCCAAAACCAGTCCTGTGAGGCACAAAATGAGACCTGACATCCACGCAAATGACAACTTTAGCAACAGTGTCGGTCTGCCGGATGCCAACCACATAATTGCCGGGACTGACACCACAAACATGATGAATCCTAACATATAACCAAAAGTTTCAATTCCTTTTTTCATATACTTGATTATTAAAACTATAACACTCTAATGATTATACAAAAGCAATATGTTGTTATATCTCAACGACTTGCGTCGGTATCGGCTCTGCGGTGTGAGCCGTCTCGAATTCCGTTTTGTTGTGGGCGTTGAGAATTGGGTCTTCCATTTATAATTTTTTTCAAAAATAATCATTTTATCAATTACATGGGACTTTTGTGATTTCATTGTATTCGTTTTTTAGTTTTAACTTTATCTATTACACTTGTAAATCAATGCTTTCAGTGAAAAGCGGAATAGTATTCAACTAATCAGATATTATCTTTCAGCGGACAGGTCATCAAGGACACGAAGGAGATTTCAATCCACGCTCCCACGCGGGGAGCGACAGAATGAATGATTCTCTTTATGGAGACATTGCAGTTTCAATACACGCTCCCACGCGGGGAGCGACCAAAAATTTCTTTTTCAATGTTATTCATTGAGTTGTTTCAATCCACGCTCCCACGCGGGGAGCGACTCTAACAAAAAATAATGCGACAGATGGCAAAACTTGTTTCAATCCACGCTCCCACGCGGGGAGCGACAAACAAGCGTACAAATACACAAAATTATATATTAGTTTCAATCCACGCTCCCACGCGGGGAGCGACCAACTCGGCTTCCACCCTCTCTAATCTATCGATTAAAGTTTCAATCCACGCTCCCACGCGGGGAGCGACCAATATTTTTCAGTTTTTTTTGTTTTCATAGTGTTTCAATCCACGCTCCCACGCGGGGAGCGACTTTAAAATGTTTCTACCATACCCAGACGCGAGGGTTTCAATCCACGCTCCCACGCGGGGAGCGACAATTTTCTAATGTTAATTCCGAAAAGTACCAAGTTTCAATCCACGCTCCCACGCGGGGAGCGACTATGTGTAGGCTCGTCACACTCACAACAGGATAAGGTTTCAATCCACGCTCCCACGCGGGGAGCGACCCGCTCTCCAACCATTCGGGATTAACACCAAATGTGTTTCAATCCACGCTCCCACGCGGGGAGCGACGTGGCTATTTCGCTGGGGATTTTAACTGCTGGCAAGTTTCAATCCACGCTCCCACGCGGGGAGCGACGGCGGCGGCGGTGTTCGTGGAGTTGCTGACAGCGTTTCAATCCACGCTCCCACGCGGGGAGCGACACACGTCGCCTTTAACAATTGCAGATAAAAGCGTTTCAATCCACGCTCCCACGCGGGGAGCGACGACCAGATAATCCTTATCATAAGTTGTCCAACGACGTTTCAATCCACGCTCCCACGCGGGGAGCGACTTATTAGATAACACCCACGATTTTGGTCATAGTTTTGTTTCAATCCACGCTCCCACGCGGGGAGCGACGAACACTCTATAGGCAAACCGTTGCATGCTTTAAAGTTTCAATCCACGCTCCCACGCGGGGAGCGACTAACATTGCGACGATGTGGGCGGTCATGCACATAGTTTCAATCCACGCTCCCACGCGGGGAGCGACTGGAGAGGCAGCGTGACGCTAAAGGGCGGTTCGTGTTTCAATCCACGCTCCCACGCGGGGAGCGACCCGCCGCCGATTTATCGCTTATGCTAATCACTGGGAGTTTCAATCCACGCTCCCACGCGGGGAGCGACTGCCGTGGAGGACGACTTCGACGAGGAGAAAGACGTTTCAATCCACGCTCCCACGCGGGGAGCGACTATGCAGAGGCACGATTTTTCACAGCATAATTTCGGTTTCAATCCACGCTCCCACGCGGGGAGCGACCAAGAACTTCTGCGACTTCATAAGGCAGCGCGAGTTTCAATCCACGCTCCCACGCGGGGAGCGACTCATTGCACCATCTGAACCTTGAGGAGTACCAGGAGTTTCAATCCACGCTCCCACGCGGGGAGCGACCGAGGCAGTTGTTCCGCCAGCCTTCAGCATTATGCGTTTCAATCCACGCTCCCACGCGGGGAGCGACCGCCACAAACGATTATAACAAGCCGATAAATCAGATGTTTCAATCCACGCTCCCACGCGGGGAGCGACAAGATGGCAATAAATTTAAATACTTCGCAGTTAGTGTTTCAATCCACGCTCCCACGCGGGGAGCGACACAAGTGCGCATGGTGTCGGCGACAAAAGCAGAATGTTTCAATCCACGCTCCCACGCGGGGAGCGACACCAGAAGACTTAAGACCTTCATATTCTTGTGCGTAGTTTCAATCCACGCTCCCACGCGGGGAGCGACTCTAACACAATAACTTATTGAATGACAATAAACTATTGTATTGATTTTGCGAAAGTATAAATAAATTCAATACATCCGACTTTTTTCTCACCAATCTTTATATAACTTCTTCATTTGCTGAATATGCGAAACCTCAGACTTTGGTGCATCACTTGATATTCGCAATATCATATTATCAAGGTTTCCTCAAAATCTATGGCCGTCTCAACTCCCAAATGCTCAACATGCCTACCCCAATTCTTTCCAAGAAAGTAAAACCTTATGCTATCAGTCCGCTTGTCAATTATCGATTCAATCCTTGAACGTAATATCACAAACTGAGCCTCAGTAATGACACATTCAAATACCGAATTTTGAACCCGATGCCCATAATCCTTACATTCCCTGGCAACCTTCTGAAGTCTTCTCCTCCCCTCTTTGGTCTCAGTATTTACATCGTATGTTATTAAAATGAACATAATTTCAAGATATTATAAAAACAGGATAATCATCAATGTCATTCCTCATATACCTCGCCAACAACATGGCTTGAGTATATGGCAGCAGTCCTATCGGCACCTTTTCGTCAAGATACGGATGAGTTATAATATCCTTTTTCCTACTTTGCCACGCCCCGATAAAAGTCTTCTTTGCTGAATCTGTCATTACTATTCCATTATCACCTTGCGACAAGAAATCTTTGCCAGAAACTTGTTTTCTGTTTATCAACGACAGGACGAGACGATCGCCTAAATATGCTCTCAGCTCCTCCATGACATCTAAAGCCAACGACGTTCTTCCCGGCCTCAACGAATGCATAAATCCAACGTATGGATCAAGTCCGACAGTCTCCAATGCTGCCGCCACATCATTTGCAATCAATGTGTAAGCAAATGACAACATCGCATTAACCGCATCTTTAGGTGGCCTTCTGTTTCTTCCATTAAACGGAAAATCATCTTTCTGATTTATGACAAGATGCGAAAAAACACTGAAATACTCATTTGCAGCATCTCCTTCATGTCCTCTTAACTCATCAAGATTTACTGATTTCAACACATCTTTCTTTCTGTTGCTCAACGTCTTCGCCGCAGTCTCAACAGCCACATCACTGCCATTGTCACGTATGAATCTACGCAAAATATTGTAATAGTTCTGTATCTTGCCGGCAATGAACAATTTGCTTACATGAAGTTTGAACTCCTCGTCGTCAGACAGTTTATATTGAGTTTTACGCAATAAAACATTACCTTTCGTCGCTCCTTGAACTCTGCTTACAAATCTTCCGTTTGGAGAAAGAAATGTCAGTGAAATTCCATTGTCGGAACACAATTTCATCAAACCCGGGCTTGCTCCCATATATCCAAATGTCACAATTCCTTCTATATTGACAACAGGTATCCTGAATTTCTCTTCTTTATCCACTGACACGACTACATTCATTCCATCTTTACTCAAATATGATTCAGGTGTTGTAACATACAATGTATTAAGCAGTTTCCTCATATAAATTTGTTTTAAGATAATTTGAAACAGATTGTTTTTTGTTCAATTGAGGCAAGCACAATTCATAAAGGGAGCAACTTCTACAATGCGATTTCTTTTCAGCACTTGGAGTGATCCCTCGACTGAAAATTCCATGCATCTCTTCTGCAAGACTTGATGTTAGTGACCTTAATTTTTCATCCATCAAGACAACCTCACGGCGTCTTGTTTCCCAATAAAACAAAGAACCATAATCAATAGTAATTCCATACATTTCCTCCAAACACATCACCTGAGCTGCTAATTGTACTTCATCACGCTCATCTGGTTTTGAACATCCCCGTTTATATTCAACAGGATATGGTTTCCAATAGCCAGGATATTTTGGATGCAAGATTGCATTAAGTTGTGAATCAGATGACACCAACTCAACAATGTCTGTCAAACCATAAAGTCCAAGTTTTTTGGAGGCAATATTGACAGAACGCAATGTTATGACATTACCATTTTTTTGACGGTAGAAAGGGTCGTCAACATGTTCATGAAGCAATTCTCCTTCAACAGTCAGTTTGTTGTCATCCCATTGCTGCTCGACATGAATCAACGCCCATTGCCGGGGACAGAACATATAATGTTGAATTCCCGACAACATGAGCATTTCATCTTCGGTGTATTGCATCAGTCTAAATCAATTCTTTTACTGAAACTTGTGGATATTTCTCCTTTAAAATATTCTCGATATTTTCAATGGGCGTAACTTCATAGTCAGCAAATGAACGTGGAAATTCTATATCCTTTTTCAATCTGACTTGCACCAGTTCAAACAACTGTCCTGCTCTAGCATTTCCCAAATGAGACTCATGTTTAAAAACAATCAATGCCCTCGGATTCATCTCACCTCTTGCTGCGGCATGGTCATTTTCAAATGCATTAATCAGAGCCTCAAACAACAGTTCTTTATCATTTTCTGAAAAACCCGTTTTCACAGCATCCGTGGCAGATATAAAGCCGTGCATACGATACAATCCATAGCTAACAGTGTTTTTACTACCGAATGTGTTATTCTTATCTTCTGCATCAGATTCTTTAGTAACACAACAACGAGTAAGAGAAATCGATTTCGTAAACACAGGGTCAATTGAGCGGGCAAATGTCAATTGTACAGGCCCTCGTACTACTCCAAGACCTTTGATCTTTTTCCCTTTTGTCTTATCTTTGTTCTTTTTCTCTTTGCCATTTTCTTCATCTTCTTCTGCTGGTTTCTCGTCACCAGTACTCATCACAGCACCAAAAGTGCGGATGTCAAAATATTGATTGCACATTGCATCACGACCTAATCTGATGGCTTTTTTTTGATCACTTTCTATTTTGTCAGCATCGTTTCTCTTTTCATCAATTAGAGGGTTTAGAACATTTCCCTCTCGAATGAAAATATCATACGGCGATTCGAGACCTTTAAAAAGTTGTACATAATTGCGCACTTTACGCTTGACACACACATCTGTTACTAACCCTTGATTGGTTTCCTCATCAGTTCGAGGCATATTGTCAAAATCAGGGTCACCATTAGGATTTCCGTCTTTTACGTCAAAGAGGAATACAAAATCATAACGATTCTTAATTGCTGTCATATTTTTATTATTTAAAATTGTTATTTATCATTATTACCTTCTGTTGTCTTTACATTATTTTGATAGTAATATCCCAATGCAAATTCACCTCGTTCAACAGTTGTGAATTTGTCAGGGAAATGACCTATTCTCGTTGCGATTTCTGTTATTTGTTTGTTGTATGCTCCTTTTGTTTTTTTCTCATAAACTGGAACATATTTTGTCAACAAAAGTCCCATTACTTTCCCAGGCATATTTGATGCTGACGCAAAAAATCTGTCTTTTATGGAACTATTAATGGCACCTTGTGCCTTGTACTGTAGTTTACATACCAATGCAAATAGGCGACCACAAAGATATGCTTTACTTGCATTTTGATCATCTAATTCTTCTTTCATCTTATATATATGATTTAGGTTTCTATTTAAGACCAACCGTATTACAGTTGATTTTTCTTCACTGAAATAACCATGTTCAATTTGATTCAATACACTTTGCAATATCATAACTGGCAAAGAAGTATTTGTAAGAGCCGCATGCCATAACATTGTACCTATGCGTGCTTTTGCTTTCATATCACTTTGTGTCGGTTTTGCTTTCTTTTTTATACAATTGCTTAGAATAGAGTTTATTCCAGGATATATCATTCCCCCATCTTTAACTGTTGCAATATCCTCAAACCATTGCTTCAAGTTTTCTTGGTACTGAGATACGCTTATAGCCATCCAATCTCTTACAGCTATACGTGCAGCTGCAGAGGATATAGTGCAACTGTAGAAATAGTTCTCAATCTCTGTATTGACTCGCTGATACTCACCTTTTGCTATTGATGAAAAGAGTTTTCTTACTCTTTCTTCCGTAGGCTGACAAATATCGGAAAAAGGATCAATATCTTCATTTGGTTTTTTTGTCCAAAACAAGGCAATAGTATCATCACTTATTCTTTGACGATTTGAATATTTAAATACTTTATCACCTTTCTCTGTTTTGGCCTCATGTCCATTACCAACGAGATATTGTAGTGCTTCAATATAATTCCTTGCACAATTGGTACATATACCAGAGTTAAGATTACCTTTGAGATTATAAGATTCGAATGCATTAGTATTATATGAAACCAACATGCTGCCTGAAGTTTGACCTTTAGGCAGTTTTACAGAGCCATGAGATTCATCGAGAATGGGATAAGTATTTGTTCCACATACAGCACATAATTTCTCCTTACAATCAGCAATATGCAATTCTTCTTCATACTTATTTTTTATTGCTTCTTTGACACTATCAAGAGTTACAATTCGAGTTGAATTGACCAAAAAAGTCATATTCCCTTTTTGTTGTTTCTGAGGCAACGTGTTGTATGCGCTTAATGCTTTCTCTATTTCCTGAGGTTTGCTATAAAAATAAAACACCGGGGCCAGTGCGGGAACTTCCTTGTACTCATTTAATTTTTTTATATAGAGATTATATTTATCAAGGGCACCTTGGAAGCACAAAGTCTCTTCTGCCTTATCAAGTAATAATCTCGCACTTCCTTTTTTTGATGCCAATCTCTCTACTTCAATAGAAACGTCACATGGAATCAAATTGATAAAACTTCCGTTATCGTCAATTACAATATCCCAACTGCATTCTTTGTATTCCAGAGCATCATGTCCCTTATAAACTTTTCTGCCAAGCTCAACTAATTCTACAAACATACGCCTTCCTCCTTATTGTTAAATTCAAACAACACACAATTAACTAAATCCTCACGTTTCGCACGCAAATGAGATGTAGATAACATTTTCTCATTAAGTTCGCTTGGACATTCTAACGTGCTATTCGTCACAACAGCATTATACATATATATCGGAGTAGCATTATAATCTTTATCATACAAAACATCAAACAATATACTTCCAATAGGATAAGTTAAATTCAGTTTATCCGCTGTTTCTTCATCTTCTTTGGTTACGGGAAAGAATTCACAGGAAAATTCACGTGTTCCTAAATATGGCTGATGCCAACATTGTCCCTTGTTCAATCGACGGATAAACATATCACGATATTTTACAATTGGTTCACAAACTTTTCTGCCTTCAGTTATATCCCTATTTTTCACCTTTTGAATATTTTCTTCAGACATATAGATTGATGCTTCAATAATGTATTCCACATCACGTAACACAATACTATTTCTTTGAGCTCTGTTTTTTGGTGAACCTTTTGAATCGATAGCCATTATGTCTATGGGCGAGCCACTTTGTATGGTACTTAGTTCATTTCTCTTAAATGTTGAGAATGCAACAGGTTTCAATATTTTAATTCTCTTTACCATCCACTGGAATTCTGGTTTCCATAAGATACACTCCAACACACCTCTTGCTGCTGACGGTGTCATGCAAGGATATGTCATTCGCTCAACTTTTAGAGCGGGTTGAGTAAAACAGGCATAATCACCTTTTACTCTTACTTTTACAACATTACTATCTATCATATATAATACAATTCATCTTCATTACTTAATCCAAATTCTTGCGAATATGCACCAAACCATAATTTTACTCCATTAATGCTTTCAATAATTTTGTCCGAATTGGTTTTCACGAACCACTCATAAACTTGTACGGTATATTGAGCAATTCGCTGATAGTCTTCACGACTAAGATACTCTTTATCCTTAATTTCATTATACAAATACATACTATCATTATCATATCGATATATAAATAAGGTTATTGTATTGCTATTTATGATACGATATGTATCTGCAACATCTTGAAACATAAGCTGTTTCCTCATTGAAGTTATATCATCTTTCGGAGCATACAGTTCTATTATTTTTGTATAATAATCAGTATAAAAATCAGCATCAGATAACCTACGCTCGTTATTTTGATAACATAATTGGGCATATTGTGAAAATGTTTCATATTGACGAGATGGTTGTCCTGAATCTATTAATTGAAACAAATACACTTTTCCATGCTTTAGTTTGCCTTCTCTATTGCAACGTCCTGCCGACTGAATAATTGATTCCAACGGTGCGAGTTCTCGGAAGACCACGGGAAAATCCATATCAACACCTGCCTCTATGAGTTGAGTAGATATAATCGCAAAAATGAAAAGTACATTTTTTTAAAATGAAAAGTACATTTTTTGACATAAAGAAGAGGTTGCGTGATTATGCAACCTCTTATGTTATAATGGTGTTTAATTGACGTTTAAATCGAATTTAACACCCTCTG